CTAAATACGAGCCCGTTTTTTAACCACATCAACGGCGTACAAATTGTTTTTTGTATTGTAAATGGCGTTAACAATGATAATCAATGTGCGGTCGGATTCAGTAAAGGTTGTTACCGTGGTTTGCAAATTCGCGCCATCCACTAAAGGAATGGAAGTACTCTGAGAGGTTCTAGTTATTGCTTTCAGTTTTTTATCTGATAGGGATACGCGACCTGATTCCTGCGTTGTCTCGCCATCAATTGAAACGGTTTCCATGTAAATTTCGACACCCTCGGCGTTATAACCGGTAACGACAGCGAAATTCCCCCTTTGTTCTACAGAAACACAATTTGTAGAACAAGCAGGCTCAGCCAAAGATGGTACAGCATAAGCAGAGAGCAACGCCGCAAGCAGTAAAAACCAAAACAAAGCACGCTTCATAATGACATCCTTTTTATTGTACGAGAAATCAATATATTAGAGCGCGTGGTTAAATATTATACTGTATTTGCTTAATATTTACACTTTTCAATAAGCCAATATAAACGCCGACACCTAGGGTTGGTAGTGAAGGTTGTTTGATAATATCTTGCAGCTTATTTTGCTTGAAGATTTCTATCTTACCAACTCAACTTATTGTGTTTGGTGTGCAGCAAAACACCCGCTATGAGTGGGCTAAAAAGCAAAAAGCCCCTAAATATAGGGGCTTAATACAAATTGGTGGAGCTGGCGGGATTTGAACCCGCGTCGATAATTCCCTAGATAGTTGATATATAAGGTTTTTCACTCTCCATAACTGACCCTCGTGCCGTATTCGTGCCATTTTGTTCTTTTTTCTGATAATCCTCAATAAATCTACCATAGTGTCTAAATAGCATTTCGGGGGAGGAATGGCCCATCCAGTTTGCGAGTTGCCATAAGTTCATTCCCTCACTGATATGTCGGGTCGCAAAGGTGTGGCGCATTTGATAAGGGTAGCGATAACGAACCCCTGCGGCGGTTAAAATCCGGCTCCACTTATGTTTACGAAAGGAATCAGGGTTCACTCGGTTCAACTCCCCGTTAGGCAGTTCCGGTCCAATGTTTAAGTTTTTGGGGAATACAAAGCCTCGAGCCAGAAACGAGAGTTGTTTTTGCCGGTTAAGTGCTGTAAGTGCGGCCACATTTAAAGGTAGGCTTCTTTTACCCGCTCGAGATTTAGGGCCCTTCATTTCGTTATGTACAATTGCCGCCTTGACGACTAATGTTTTGTGAACGAAATCTATTTCGTCCCATTTTAGTGCCGACCATTCACTAGGTCGCATTCCCGTATTGAAAACGAGTTCAACAATGTTGAGTTCTTCGGGTCGGCAGTGTTTATAGATAGCTTCAACTTCGGCAGGGGTGAACGGGTCGATATCTTCGTGATCACCGTCAAGGTCTACCTTATTATTTTTCTCAACGTAATTCGAAAGCTTCACACCATCAATTGGATTTGTCGATACCAGTCCATCCGTTACGGCCTCGGCCAGTGCGGTTCTTAGGAAGCTGAATTTGTTTCTTAGGGTTTTAGGCGAGTTCCCCGACTTAAGCACAAACTTTTTCAACAGCGCCGGTGAAAGTTCAGTTACCGGTATCGGGTGTAGCTCGGATAGCGAGGTACTTAATTTATCGTAGCCTTTGATTGTCGAAGGAGAGAGCCCCCGCTTTCTTACTGCCGCTAAGTAATCCTCCAGATATGCCCCAACAACCTTGCCTCTATCTACCGCCCCGCCAAATATTTTTAGTTTCGAGGACGTTGGGAAATAGTCCGCGTATCGGAAGGTTTCTCGTTCTATTTTATTCTGAATTTCGCCCAGGAGGTTCGCCGCGTATTTAATATTCGGCTTTGTGACTGGGACTTTAAGGAGTTCACGGCAGCGAACCCCTTTGAAAGTGAAGTTAATTTGAATACGAGGGCCGTTGGCCCCCGTTCTAATTGTTACCCCGCGAGGCATCGGCCCCCATTTCTTATCCATTTTTCAACGGCCTCTAAGTCTATCCATAGGTCCCGAATATGGGGAGGCTTAATAGCATGCACTCCCTTCACCCAGATACCGCGCTTTATTCGTTGGCGCACGGTGTCGGGGGATTCCCCAGACAATTCGCAATATTTGTCGAGGGGAACTGTTCTAAGACCAGTAGTTATATTTACAACAACAGGTGTCGTTTCGTTATTCATATCGTCGATTTCCAAATTAAAGGCTGGCACTACACCAGCCCGTAAAAGTTAAACAGCTACCCGTGATTGAGCATCTAATTCCTTATGTGATGCCTGTAGCACTTGTCCAATATGTGGGGTGATACGTTGTATACACTGCCATGTAAAGCTTGCTCGGGTATCATCCATTGCACTATCGATTTCATCCAGCATCATTAGCGGCAATACTCGGTGCGTTAAGATACGGCCTAACCCGATACGTAAGGTTAGATTCGCTAAGTCCTTGCCCGATCCCGACAAGGTTCTTAGTGGTTGGCCATCGACCATCACCTCGAAGTCTTGGCCTACTTCAACCGATTGGAATTCTCCGCCGGTCATTTCAGACATAAGCATCGAAGCCACCTTATTTAATGACGGTAGCAGGTGACTTTGAACTTTGCTCTTTATAACTTTGAGCGCATCCCTAGCCCGAGTCAACTCCGAAAGCCGTGCTTCTTCGACCGCTACCCCTTCAAGACTTTTAGTATAGGTTTCCAATGAGGTTTCGTACTGGGCTTTTAACTGATCGTAATTCACCCATTCTTGTCTCTCATTTTCAAGGTTGGCAATGAGTTTACGTAAACAGGCTTCGGTATTCACAGGGAACAGTTCTTTTACGTCCGCCAATGACTGTTGAGCCGCTTCGTAACGTTCTTTCGCCTCGAGATAACTCGCTTTAGCCGCCTTGTAATGGTGAGATTGACTGTTGTACTGCCTTATTTGGTTCTCATACTGGTTCTTTATACGTTCACACGTTTTTTCCCAGTTAGAAATCTGCCCTTGGTTTAGTTGTGCAATTTTTGAAGCTTGAGCTTTGTACGTTTGGTTAGCCTGTTCAAATTGCATAACACTCGATTTGGCCGTGCGAACTTCGTGAAGCGCAGTGCGTAAATCGTCAATTTCAAGTCGCTGCAATTCCTCAAGCAAGGTGTCGTGCCTTTGGTTTATCTCGAGCTGGTGAGCAATATTATCGAAATCACGAACCGTAAGACTCGGGGCCGTATCCCGTAAAGGTTGTTTCTCGAGTTGTTCAATCTCGGCTGACAAGTGAAAGTGGTGCTTACAACTGGGGCATTCAATCGTGTGACTTGCCTTTAGTTCCTGTATACGTTCGTAACGTTCGTAGGCTGACCACTCGGCAACCAGTTCTTCTCGGTTGGGCCACTCGGGGTTCGGCTCACAAGGGCTATATTGGGCTTCGAGTTTGAGGTATTCGGTTTCAACTTCTCTAGCCTTATCTAGCTTCTTCTGAAACGTTGTTTCCAGCGTTGTTAGCTGTGAGATAGTTCCAGGCATCCCGTGGTTTAACTCAGGGAACTTAGGCGCCTCTATGGTTAACGGCACGGGCTCGGGTTTGTCAGGGTAAATAGGTTGCTCTGGCTCCGTTGGCTCCGTCGGTTCTGCCGGTAGCGTAACAGCATTGTTCGTTAACCAAGTTTCTAATTTAGCTTTGAACTCGGCTAAGGAGGCTTCGATATCCGCTTTAGGGCTTTCAGGGGCCACAGGGGCGACCGGCTCAACTAATGTTTTCTTATGAGTATCGACAATGGCGCGTAGCTCTCTGATTTCCCCTGCCATATTATTCGCTAACCCATCCATTTGCGTAAGGCCAGCGACCGAATCAATCATGGCTTTACGTTCAGTAGGGCGCATATCCGCTAGGGCTTGTATATCCCCTTGTGCGCACCAGTGAGCAATACGAAATACATCAAACCCGTACCCTAAAGTACGCACCACCCATTGATTGACCGGCTTGGTACCGCTAACAATCATTTCATCTTTGTGAAAAACTTCGGACTTTGATTTGGTGCGTTTGATTGTGTACGTCTCACCATTTATCGAAAGGGTTACTTCGACTTTCATTCGCTTATAGTCACCCGCAACCCCTCGTAGCGCTTTATTCCCAAACAGGGAGAAGCCAACGATTTCAAAATTCAGGGACTTACCTTTACCGTTGGCCCCAGTGATTAGGGTTGAACCCGCGGTAAGTTCCAAATCTTGCTTAATTGTTTTGCCGTTTGAAAACGTTAAATCGTATTGAATTTTAGAAATCATTATTCTGCCTCCGAGCTTAGGTCCATAAACTGGCCCCAGAGTTGTTCTGTTGTTTCTTTTGAAACGTCATGGTCAGCCATTGTGCTTTTGAAAATAGCCTCGAGGTCGAAGCTATCCAAGTTCACTTCGAGATCATCATCGTCGTTGGAATTTGAAATCCGCTTATGGGTTAGGCTCAAACAATCAACGTCCGCGATAGGTGCTTCGGACGGTAATAAGGTAACGCGTAGATTCAGGTTCTTAAACGCGTCGGGGTCTGCCTCTAGCTCTGCCGTAGCCTCGGCTAAGGTCTTTGTGACATAAAACTTGCCGGTTGGGTCCTCAGCATGTGAGTAGGGCTGCATCGAGCCGACAATCCAAACCGGCAAGTCCCCCTCGAGATAGACTTTTGGCGTATGATAGTGGCCATTAATTATCGCTAAGGCCGTTTGTAGATGCTCGAACGGAATAAGGTTATCTGTGGCGGAGCTATCTTCATTAAACGCTAAGATATCCCAATGGCCAAAAGCAAAGTATCCCACCGGTGGCTTTATTTCGGCTGCAATTTCCTTCGCGGTTTTAAATGGGTGCCAAGGGTAGAAAACAAAGTGCTGTTTGTTAACTGTAAGGTGTAACGCTTCATCCGCGACAACATGGATATTCGGGATATTGGCCACAAGCTGCGTAAACACATCGAACGAGCTTTTTAGCTGGGTGTCTCGAGAGGCATCATGGTTCCCACGAATAATAACGAACTGGCGAGTAGGGTAACTACGAGCGGCTAAGCGATAAACATCGGCGGCAAATAAGATATCTTCTTCTGGGACACGGAACTTATCAAAGAGGTCCCCTACACAAATATGAAGGTCGTACCTTGGGGCGTTAACAGCTCCAGCAAACGTATCTTTCACCATTTCTTCACGCTCACCTTTACGGTGAAGTGGGACCCCTGTATTAAATTTACGGGCGAGGTGCGGGTCACCTAGCGTTTGTACGAAAGAGGGGAGTTTTATTAAATCATTAAGTGATTCAAGGGGGTGCATTTGCATCGTCAATTTCCTTTAAATTGTAATCGAGGGTATCTGGCCCTCAGTAAAGTTAACGTTAATTTTCCAGTTTAAGTTGGGGCTAAAGTATGGCCACCACTTAAAAATAAATCGGTTCAAGTCTGGGTAACGCTGCGACCAAGGTTCGTTTAACGCGTATTTTAAAACCTGTAACGCTGCGTCGGGGTTTTGAAGCTCATTATAGTCCTTGCAGTCATTGGCCCACGGTTCCATTACCCTCGAGATAAAATACTGGTCCACTAGATGATGGTTTCTCCATAAGAGAACCAGTTTCGCGAGTCGGGCATTTTGCTTCATTAACTTGTTGAGTTTGTTATCTTCATGGAACGCCCAGGCACAAACTATCTCAGGCATAACCGGCCCTCGTGGTCTGCTAAGTTCGGGTGAGCCCCCCAAGAAAATTGAAGCTGGGGTATTTCATCGTAGCGAAGGGATTTTTTAGTCGCGTTCAAAATGTAGGAGGCTGGGACTCTAAACCACCCATCAATACTTAAGAAATGGAGGTAGAAGAAATAATAGCCTCGGGCTTTTGTTACTTTAGTGGCTTCCCGCCATTGGCGCTTTTCAATACGGGAGAAGTCAAAGCGGGGGCTCTCCGCAATACTTTTCACTTCGGCGTAGGCCGTAACTCCGCGAAGTGTAATGATGAAGTCGGAAGGTTTAGAAGAAACAATACGCTTACGAGTACGGCCTTTGTTTACGTCCGCATGATCTTCGAACCGGTATACATGAGCGCCGAGCATTTTGAGGTTGTCAGCGAAGATATCCTCAGAAGGTTTACCTGTATTTAACATCGTCGATTTCCTAATTGTGATAAAACTTATTTAGTTTTATTTAAAGTTAACACCCGTTTTTTAGGGTTCTTACCTTGGCTTTCGTTTGGGCCACTGTTTCTCTTGGCCTTCTTAGGGTTAACAATAACCCCTTTTTTCTTAGCCTTTCTGCGTGAGCTTAAGTACGCAGAATGTAACTCAACAAGTCGCTTACGAGCGTGGGTTGCTTCTTCCTCAGTCACGACACCATCAGGGTTACCCCACATATTATAGCGCTCGGCTCCAGCACGAAGTCTGTTAATATATTTTATAGAATTTACATGATAACCAATTGCCTCATATAACTCCCGAGACGAAACCTTCTTAGGTGAAATCACTTCTCGAAGCTGTGAATAGATATTGCGGCTTAATGGTCTATTCGTGAGGATATAAAATTTGTTTCTACGACAATAAGCAACCACCCAAAGCCAGCAATTGATTGGTTTATTAAAATCGAGTTTTTTGGAGTTGTATCGTAGTGATACCCCCTCAACCCCTAGTGTTGCTTTGTCCATCCGATTCCCATTGGTTAAATTATTTTATAATAGTAATTTTAATTTAGAATTATTTTATTAGTAAATAATTATTATGCGCAATAACTTACTATTATGCAACGTTAGCCGTTAGGTTAAATATCTTGTTATTTAAGAGTGTCACCAGCCTATTTTGAACTACCGGATGGAGTTTAGAAATATACGGATATAATTCTGAAACTTGCGGTGATCCCGCGAGAGCTTGGAAAACATAAGCTTTCAAATTCCCAGGCACTTCTTCTAGTCCGGTGTACATCGTACTGGACGAAAATTCCTTCGCTCGAACCACATCATCCACCCAGCGACCTAACCGTTCTTCATCAAGGTAATACCTGTAAGCTGTCTGGGTACCCGTTCGGAACTTTTCTCGCCGGTACTTAAGTCCAAAGGAGGTCAACACCCTTCGAACAAAGTCTTCACGCTTTTTATCCGTATCACATAACGGCATACGAACCCCGTGAAGTATTTCTAAATCGCGTTTGTTGGCCAATAGAAAATCAAAGGCTTGTGCCTTGGCAATGGCATTTATCTCTCGGCCATCGTAGTGCGGAATATCAGAAACGAACGTTACCCCGAAATGGAATAGAAAACCTCTCCCGAGCCCTTGGTGATCTGCGAACGCGGTCTTGTCTTTATCAGCACGTTTCTTATCAAAGCGGTTAAGCATATCAATAAGAAACAAATCATCGTTGTTGGCCCCGAGCAACAAACCTCGACGTCTAGCATTAAGGGCTTGTGTTGACATAGTAACTACATCATTCAACTCGTCCCCTGCAGGAAGACCAAATAAACGGGACTGGCGTTTCTTAAGCAATAGCCTTTGGTCTTCCGCGCTTTTTAGTGTTTGATTATCTAGGAGTTCAAATTCTTCATCGGTTAGCAATTCAGCCTCCCGTAGTTTTTGACGCTCTACTTCTTTAATCTGGTCTTTCAATTCCTCCATCAACATTTTCAAATTGTAACCATCATCTGTTGCCAGAGTATAAAGGGTATCTATCGTATAGCCTTCGTGAGTAAGGGCTTCGATAAGATTCTTTGAAAAATGATTGAGTTTATTATTTTCAAAAGACTTTAGTTGGCCATACCAATCTGACCAACCATGATCGTTAATCTTTAGGCGTTCGGTGGCATAGTCATATTCAGAAATAAACTGAACACACAGCTTATTATCAATAGTGTTGCGACTCCCATAGATTTCTTTCTGAACAATCTCTAAAGGGGAAGTTGGATAACGACGCGCATTGTCTAAATACATAATATGATAGTCGCGGCATTCACGAACCCGACTCATATGCTGTAGACAATCCGACGGTAAGTTCCCCGCCATTTTAGTAAAGAAGGCGAACGTCTTATTAAAGCGAGCCCCCATTTCCGTCGCATCGATTGAATGGCCGGTCCCCATCGAAGGCGAGGACATAAAAATATCCTCGTCTCGTAAATTATTATTTAGGTCTCGAATAAAGGCTTGCACGTCGGCGGTCTGGGAATTGTTACTGGTGATTGTAATAATCCGACGACCATTAACTTCCGTGATGAAATGCTCTTGTTCTATTCCACCGTCTCCGCCGAGTTCTTCTATAATCGTCGCGGCTTTTTTCAGCACGTCTACTTTTGAATTTGAAGCGTAAAACAATCCTGAGACTTTGGCTTCATTAACCAGCGCTTCAATAAAGGATGCTGTGTCACCTTTCCCATCAGTATCCTGGTATAAGGTAACCTTGCGGTTTTGCTCTTTAGCTGGGCGATACTTATTGATAATAACGTTTATAGGGATATCAAAAGGAAGGATACCAAAATCACGATCACGCATAAGTTCCACGAAATCTTTATTTAAGTCCGCATCCATACAAACAATATATTTTGCCCCTGCAATAATCTCACGTAAGACTTTCAAACACGCGGCAGGCTTATCTACCGTAGACGCCTTAATCGCCCGTATTAGCTGACAAACCTCGTCCATTATCACAATGTCGTAAGTTTGCCCTTGCAACTTATAAATAGAGTTTAAGCATATACCTAAGCGTTTTTGCATTCTTAAGGTGTGTAACTGTTCGTTTTCTATCTCATTGTAGTCGGCGAGATTGAATTGCTTCGAAAGGGAATTAACAAGAGAGATTAGCTGGCTAACCGCCAAGACCCGACCTTCATACTGTTGTACTTGTTGCTTAAGCATGTAGGTTTTGCCCGTACCTTTCTCACTTTTAACCAACGTTACCCCAGACCGAAGACGCAGCTCGGGTAAATAACGTTGGTTCACTATCAGAGCTTTATCATCATATTCCTCAAGCTTCGACTCTGTTTCTTCACTTTTACTCATAAACATTTCAAGAGATTCACGAAGCTCGAAATTACGCTCACCCTCTACGAAAGAATGGATTGTGGGGTTGTAATCTCCATAGCGCCCCGCGTTAGCGTAAAACTTAGCTTTAGAGAATCCTTTGTCGGGACGTAAAGGATCTTGTAATTGAGCCCCATCATAAAGCACAGGGTTTAAGAAAGCTTCTAGCACCGTCGTTACACGACCATCCTCAAACTCGAGACGGTCGGCAGGGTGAAGAATTTTGTTTTCGTGCGCCTTAACAATCTTCTCAGCTTCACCTCGAGATAAAGGTTTCTGTGTATAGTGGGTGGTGTTAACGATTCGCTGTACCTGAATCTCTCGGAACTCTGAGACTCGAGCAATAACACTCTCGGATTGTTTCTCCATTTCAACTACACGACGGAATTCTTTATCTTGAGTTGGGGTGTAGTCTTTAAGTTTCTTCGTTGAGACCGTTCTATGACCACGACGGTTTATTTCACCTTTAGGCAACTTCTGATAGAAACTTTCGGAAGGGCGAATAAATGCACCGGCTTCAAAACATAATCGCTCGGGTTGGAATACTGAGGTATCAAAAATAGTTCGGGGTAAGCGGCCACCACTGGCACTTACCTTAATATGACCCATGCCGGCCATCCAGCATCGTTTCTCAAGCATCTTTCCGAACCGTGCGATATCTTCGCCTTTATCAACCAACATATAGATATGGAAGCCATCCGCGGGGCGAATTACTTTATCGGTCGCCCTATCGAAAAGAGAGGTTGAGGTACTATAGGTTCTTATGTAGTCCGTGTTATTTAGTTCTAGTTCGGGCACGGCTTCACTTAAATACTTTAAGAATTCGTCGGGGCCTTTAATCGATATTTTAGCGTGTTCATCCTTATCGTAATCAAATAGGATTAAACTTGGTCCCTTGTTTACCATTGATTTAGAGGAACGGGTACCGTAAACGCCTGTGGCGTCAACGTGTACAGGGTATTCATACCCTCGTCTTTCAAACTCTTTGCTGGTTAGGACTTCTACAAATTCGTGTTCAGTATCCATTACGCCAGGGGTAAAACACTGGTTAGGCTTAAGGCTTTTAATAAAGTCTGGTAGCTGGGATAGGGTCAACTGAACCTTTTGAGCGGTACCCGTCACCATTTTCGGGGCTTCACTTACGATCTTACCATGCTGCATTTTCAGCTCTTTGGTTAAGACCCCTGTGGAGTTCGTGAAAAGGGTCAGGTAAAACTGTTGTTCTACTTGGTTAGCCATCGTCGATTTAGTCCAAATTGTTGCGGCCCTCTAAATGAGGGCCGACTTTATCAAAGTTTACTTAGGTCGGCTGGGGTATAGTCCACAGATTTAAGCACTTTGCCAGCGGGGTAAAACTCACCGTCTATATCGGTACAATCCTCAGTTACCTTCACAGCCCACAGTGCGGTTTCTGGGTTATTATTTTTATTGTTAAGTGTTACGGCGAACTTATCACAAGTCACACCAAGCTCTCGGTATTTATTGAGTGTCGCTTGTACGTTATCATCATTACAGAGCTTACTCATGTTTGAGTGATGAACAATATCCCAAGCTTTTAGGATGTCAAAGTTTAGCTCTTTAGATGCGGATAGTAAGGTTTCTACGATATTTAGTTCGTGTGCCGAAATACCTTCTAAAAGATATTGAAACTGAACATACTTTCCAAACAATACATAGAGACTATCCGTTATAGCATCGATTTTATCTTTTCGAGCCTGGGCCTTGAACAATTCGCGCATTTCTTCCCCGTAAAGATTAAAGTGCAATTGTAAGGATTCCACGGTGTAGTCCTTGTCTATCGGTAAGTCAAAAGCTGTGCGAAATTCCGTAACATCCTCAAAGAACTTATCGTAAATTTCAGGGGTTAAAAAGTTATAGTTAATACCATTAAGTAGCATCGTCAATTTCCTATTTGTAATATCAGACCAGCATTATAAAAAGTTATCAAGTTAGTTGCTGGTAAACTATCTGGATTTTTATTAATCAGAGTAGGCGACCTGAATCGCTTTTTTCAATGGTAGCTAGGTCGTCCTCAGGGCTTTGGTCCTGAAATGGCTCGTAAGGTTCGGACCCCTGAACCATTTTCTTTGACTCGGTTATTCGCTTACGAATATAGCGTGGGATAAGGAATAGCACTGAAACAACCAGTACTATCCAAACCCCCCAAACATAAATCTGTAGTATTGTACTCACGACTCTCTCCAAGGTTCAGCATCCGGCATATCAATTTCTTCCCACTGAGGGTCGTCAAATTCAGGGCCGAATTCTTCAAACTGAGGTTCGTTAGCCGAAACCACGAACTCCGACAGTATCTTACTTACCAAAGCCTGAGTAACTTCCACATCAGCGGCGGCTCGGTGTAAAGACTGGGGGAGGGGAATACCTTCTAACTTCGCGGCGTTTATCAGCTTGAAGTTTCGATTACCCCCGTACAAGTGGTTATAAATTCTTGCGCGTCGGGCATACTCAGTCATTACACAGAAATACTCTTTTGCTCCAAAGTACCCGTTACAATTGATATTCCAAGCTTCGTTCGATTGAACCAGCATCTTGATATCGAAATTAGCGTTATAGATACATATAGTCTTGTTTTTTACGGCTCCCATTAGTTGGTAGCGTACTTCCGGCCATGTAGGGGCTAACGCCACATCAGCATTACTAATCCCGTGTATCCGCTCCGCGCCTGGGTCTATCGCTCGGGTAGGGCGAACCAAGGTATTAAGTAGCATATCCCCTGTAAGGCCATCCTTGACCGCAATTTCAACTATCTGGTGTCCGTGGCCAAGGCCTGTGGTTTCAGTGTCTAAGGTACACCAGTGTTTTCCAATCAAGTAAGAGAATGGAGCAGGTAAGTTATTTCCGGTAGTTGGGGTCATTTTTATCTCTCAGTAAAGGATGCTGGGGGTTTATTTCCCTCAGCGCATTTTCTAACAAAAGCACCCGTTCTATCTGGCTACTAATCTGTGTGATAAGCCGAGACTTATCACACAGGGAGCCACAACAGAATTCAGCTTCGGGTGTGTGTTGAACAATAACCCCAGGAATATGCGAACTCATGCTGCGGCCTCAACAGGATCATGTCCCATCAAATAAGCAACAACATTGTGCCGATACTCCACAGGGAGTTTCTTTCCTTCCATTGACTTAGGGACATACCCTTCAAGAGAAGGTGCTTCGTCCAACTCTATCTGTCCATAAGGCGCGGTATCTGGATGGTAAGGTTCGAGTGTACGGCCTACTGAAACCGTTCCATCAAGCTTAAGCCAATTCACAAGGTCAGGGTGGTTACACATCACCTCGAGAATGCGTTTGCCAAAGTCAATAGCTTGATCCCAACGAACACTAAACACTAATTCATCGTGAATAGGCATCAAGATATCGGCATCCCATTGTGTATCAGGGGCGTTTATTTCATGCCAAAGTGTCAACATACTGCGTTTGGCGAGTGTAGCACAACCCCCTTGTATTTTAGCGTTTACGGCTTGGTTGAAGGCCCGTCTTTGGATACGCTTCGCGATAGCCGCACCGAAACTAGAGAGTGTCGGGTCGTTGTACGCATTCCACTTCGCGGTAAAATTATAATACCAATCGTCGGTACCTTCATATTTATAACGTCGGTGGCCATCGAAGATATCCACGTAACCTTGATAGCGTATCTCTTGCTGGGTGTTTATTCTCCACTGTTCCGCTACAGGGAACGTTTGACGGTAGTTGTCTGTACCCTCCCACATTTGGTCTGAGGTCCAATTCAATTTATCTTGAACTGTCATTAACGACCCTGAGTACCAGTAGCCGAAGTTGGAAGGTTTACCCGCAGAGCCCCGCCACCATTTCGCGGCTTCATAGGGTTTTAGCTCTACGTTTTTTACAGGGTCCGTGAACACTTTCGAGTACTGTATCTTAAAGACCTCTAAGTCCTCACCTTCCAAATTCTTAACCGAACTAAGCATTTCTGCCGTAAACTCAGGGTAGTAAACGCGAAGTGCCGAGGTTGCTGCCCCTAAATGCAAATCGTCATAAGGTATCTGGCCATACGCTTTTTGGAAGTTAGGATCTTTACTTAACTCACCAATCAACACCAATTCAACCTGGGACCAATCCACAGCGACAATTAAATGGTCGTCTCTGTGAGGTAGAAAGAACCCACGAATATAAGTGGACTCGCCCCGTTTACTCAACTGCATCGGGTTAGGGTTCTCAGCGGCCATACGACGAGTGTTTAGCCTAGAACTGATTATTGGGTACATTCTCCCCGTCTCAGGGTCCGTCAATAGCAGGTAGTTAGTAATATATAACTTCATGCGTTGTTCGGTCTGGGCTAATGCGTTTATCGCTTTTATTACCCGCTGTGCGGTTTCAACGGGGTACTCTTTAGCACAGTTCTCCGCTAACTCCTGCAAAACTTCTATAGGCAACTCGGTGAGTTGACCATAACGTTTCCACTCCTTGATCCACAACGCCGGTTCTGACCCTAATCGCTCCGCTAACTCCAGTAACTTACCTCGAGCCTCCGCGTCGGTTTTAATATCACCTTTGATATAAACGAAAGGCAGCATCAATAAATCATGGAACAAGGTTCGCATCACCATGTAATGGGAGAAGTTCCCCCGCAAGTCGAGTTCCTTCTTCTTTAGCTTGAACTTTTCTTCTTCCATCCAAGGCAGCGACACCGGCCCCGCCGTAAGTGTGGCGAAATCGAAGTCCTCGACCGGCGCATCATAATGATCTAAGGCGTCGATATACTCAGCATACCCGTTCTTTAGAAACAAAATCTTGTCACGGTAGCGCTGATACGAAATCCCTTCTTTACCCACATACCATTTTGGTTGCTTCTGGTAGAGTCGGGGACTAGGGTCGTTAGAGAATTCAAGCTCTTGAAGAAGCTCACCCAGTTCTTTGATACCCTCCACATAGTTTTTCCGCTCAACTTCCCGTCGGCTTAGAATGGCTTCTGTATTTACCCGCCAACCTTTTACCCAGCAATCCGAATAGATATAACACATCGGGTTCTCTTGCTCGAAGAAGGTACGGATAACGGCGGGGTTCGTGTTCTGCATAAACTGACACAACCAATCATAAACCCGTACACACCAATAAGCATCGTCGGCGCCATAGTGAAGAACTTCCTCGCCGGTTAACTGACCCATGTGTGCTCGGCCTAACAGCGCGTCTTTAAATGTCGTTTGTTTGTACCCGAAGATACGCTCGGTTATCTGCTTAAGGTTGTACCCGTAGTTCAAAGACTTCACAAACCCGTTATAACTATGGTCGGCTTTTGACTCTTTACCCAAGACCTTTTGTATTAATTCCTGCTGGGCGGTGTCTAATTGCCTAAAGTCATTTACCCCCGCAAAGGTTCTGCGAATCTCAGGGATAAGCTTTTTTATCCCCATCAAATCCGATTGCCTGAACAAGTTAATGTCGTACTGGTCGGAATTGTACGCAGATACCGCCATTTGAAGGGTATCTACATAGTTCCAACCCAAGTCAATCCCCAGGCTCTTAAGACACATCGTTCTTTCAAACGGATAGTTGTGAATTATTTTAAGCGGGTTATCTGCAAGGAACTGAATAAAGTCCCTTGCTAACTCTGGTGCTAATCGGTTTTCTTCGTCTGCATGGGCCATGTTGGCATAGTAGACGGTAGTCTCCCCTCGGATATACAACGAAAAGCCCGTGACGGTCGTTCTGTTAATATCAAAGACCAGTTTCTTAGGGTTCTTATAATCCTCGGCGTCTTTATTCAGTTTCATAAACTGATTCAATCCATCGTGCCGGTCCGCATCATGGGTTTCGATATCGAAACCCACGGGTTGGTTCATCTGGTGAATTTTGGCTTTGATTTCCTCAAGAACGTGGGCGTTTCGAGCATCCACCAATTGCTCGACTAACCCCGTTCTCTCGTTAATTTGCGAGTACATTTACTCACCCTTTTTAGGCGGCAAAACGTAATCACCCTCTGCAAAGCTACCCGAGAGCTTAGTGACGGTAGGTGGTATTTTTTGGTTTGGCGGACCCACCGGTTTATCACGCGTCTCTACCTTAGATTCGGCGGCAGGTATCGGTTCATCAAATAGACGGGACAACTCCCCAAGTAGCCGCTGAATGCCGCCCTCGTTGCCCTTTACCGCGAGGTACGCGTCTTTCAACGGGAGTAGCCTTTCAGGGCTTATGTACCCCATCTTGTATAAGGCGTTCTTAACCCCTTCGTCTTGGAGAAAAACTATCCGCTTAGTGATTCCCGCAAACAGCGATTCTTGTTCAGGGGTAATGACTTGCTGTTCGATAATGTCTTTGTTGAACGAGGTTTTGACTCTAATGGCGTTACGGTAGTTATCCGACTCCGCTGCGGGTTTACATTCAGGCATCGAGGTGTCTGTACTCGCTTTAGGTAAAACTTCATCAACTTTTTGCATGGGTGGTACAAATGGCATCGTCAATCTCCTTACATTAAAACTTCACGGTGACCATATGAGTTTAGGGCGCTAACTACACCTTCATGCTCTAAAGCCTCTACTAACCTTGCTGCACGGCTGTAACCGATACGAAACTTACGTTGAAGGGTGGATACGTTGGCCTTACGCGTTTCAATTACAAAGGCTTTTGCTTCTTCGTAAAAAACGTCTTCGGGTTCGGGTTCGGGGTCGCAGGGTAGTTTAATTTCATGAGATAGCACTTCATCATCATCTAAATGAAAGGCTTCTTTTAGGCTCAGCGCTAAGGATAGAAGCCCATTAGCTCCGAGAAATATTTCTGACTCGAGACGGGCTTCCTGTTGGTCCTTAGGGATATCAGCGCTTTCTTCAATCAAGCGGTCAGAATACTTAATACGCTTAACCGAGCCATCTTCAACAAGCACCGCGGTTAACTGTTCGTCATAACTAACAGCAAGTTTCTGAACGAGCTTGCCTGAGTCTAAACACAATTGAATTTCTTCTGAGTTTAGTTCCTGGTTCTTGGCTCTGATAACCGCCTTGGTTTCATCTGTGGCTTGAAGCTCAGTTTCTTCGAGTAATTCAAATTGGGTCGGGTGTCCATTCACAAGCCAGCTTGTTAGGTCTGAGGCTAGAGAGCGTCTTGCGAATGGGACAATAGGTAAACTGCCTAAGGCTTTACGCAGCACGGCAAGAAAGATTTCAGCTTCACCATCACTCGACGCGTTTACGATTATTAGCTTGTGGCTCGGGATAATTGTTCCCATTGTTGCAGTCTGGTCGGTAAAGGCTCGAGGTAAGAGCTGCGAGACAACTTGTTCTTTTAGGTCTGCCCGAGCTTTCTTACCTAACGGTGCGCCGGTTTCAGCTTCAAGTATCTTGGCACGGACTTCTACTTCACGGGCCACAACCCGCGCTGGGATTATCTTACTTTCTTTAAGTAGCTTGACCGTATAGAAGCCATTAACCTCGTGGACCAACAACGAACCAATAACGGGAGAGAAACCTAAGGTCGCCATCGTGTGATCACCGCAAGGGTGGAAAGGGATATTTTCTAGGGCCTGGGTTAAGCCTGAGAAATCTACGTGCTTGGTTAGTAAATAAAATTTTGCGTTTTTAAAATACATCGTCAATTTCCTAGTTGTTTAGTTAGTTTCTTTGTAAAGATTATTTCTTTTGTTTCGGGTTTTTTGCTCTAATATCACGAACCACAACATAAGCTAAGATGGCGGTATCTAGGACTGCGCCAATCGCCAGCCCTAGAACTAAAGACTTCTCAAAGCCTAAATCCGTATAAAATTGAAGTGGGATAATCAAAGCTCCCGCCGTTAAGTACACCACTAAAACCATCGATAAAAGCTCTAAGATTATATTTTTCACTTTTCTTGCTCCTTACGTAGTTGTTCTATTTCCTCGTCTATACGGGTTTTCATGCAAAACTCAGGGTATTGCCTGTTGTATGTGAGAGGTGCAGAAAGCTTGTCAAGAACCTCAATCTTCTTCTCTATGGCGAATTTGTTTACATATTTATGGAATTCGTCACCACCACAGAAAAGCGTAAATAAATCACTAAGCAAGTCCGTATACTCTTTTGAGTTGACTTCCATTTCATCTAAATCAAGAAACATGTTTCTAGCTACATCTATAAACTCTTTAAATTCCTTAACATTAAGCTGTAACCTAGCAATACGCTTATTAGCCTTTGCTAAATCCTCTTTTACACACAAAAGGTCTTCGTGCAAGTTGTATGCTACTGAGCTGCTATCGCTTTCTGCTAAATTTTGAATTTCTTCGTTTGTTTTACCGTCTGACCACAAAGTCATTTTTTCCTGATCCTTGCCGTACGTTTTATCTACTTTAAAAACAATCACTTTTTTTGCTCCTTGCGTAGTTGTTCGGCATACAGATTCATTGCTATTGCCATATGCATATCTATCGAAGTATTGGAGCGAAGCCAGTCTAGCGCCTCAACCTTCTTCTCTATTGCGAATTTGTTTAGTGCATCGACTGAAGACCCTTCTACAAAAGATTCATAAATATCGTCCGCCAGATGACACCTTGCATAAAGCTCACCGTCTTCTTGCATATCCAAAAGCGGCTCAATTCGCTTTGTGAGTAATTGATGTTGAAACTCCAGTTCAGCAACACGCTGTTCTAATTTCTCGTATTCTTCATAATCTACATACGAACCCTCAGGGCTTTCTTCTAAACCACGACACATAGGGCTTCTATGGCAGATGCACTCTTGAGAGTGATTAGGATCGTACTTTTCTTCATAGCGAATTACCTTGGTCTGCTCTTGTTCAGACATCGTACCCCACTGCTCTTTGGTTACGTCTAAATCGGTACTACAAGTTGAACCCTCAGCATTTGTGCTAACAAAGAAGTGCATTGTTTTCATCACTCTTGCCCCTTGCGTAGTTGTTTTACTTTATGTTTAAGCTCCGCTACTTCTCTTACAAGCTTGTTGTTCCTATCGATAACAGACACGTTTTGACGCATACGAACGTGAGCTCTTTCGCATAAGCCATGTATCTCTGTGTTATCGGTTAAAAGTTTAACTCGAATAAACTCATCGAGTAGAAGATCGTTCTGGTCAGTTGATAAAGTAAGTTCTTTTTCCAACTCCGCACAACGCTGTTCTAATTTCTCGTATTCTTCATAATCTACATACGAACCCTCAGGGCTTTCTTCTAAACCACGACACATAGGGCTTCTATGGCAGATGCACTCTTGAGAGTGATTAGGATCGTACTTTTCTTCATAGCGAATTACCTTATGTCGTGTGACTCATCAAGAGCGACACGGTAGCATCGTGTGAGTTCTTCAATACAAGCGTTAACCCCCTCATCATGTTTCTCTAAGGCGAATTTATTTTTATCTGACAAGTAGCTATCCAAGTTACTTAGAGTCCATTCCAACTCCTTCACTCGTTGCGTGAGCGCTTTATGAGAGTCAATAAACGCCCCTACAAAACTCTGCCCTAAGGAGCCGATTTTTTCTTTGTCACAGTATTCCGTCATAGGGAGAAAAACTTGAACCCATTCGTCTTTAACTCGAGTACTGTCCTGGACCTTGGCTTGTTGTTTTTTCAGGATTTCTATAGCCTTGTCCGCGGGTATTACAAAATCGTTCTCCCCCCATGCGATAGAATTTACTGGTATAGCCGCTGCGTTTAATTCGAAATCTAATTCTTTTTCAGTCATTATCTTTTACCTTGGTAAGAACAACATCCCAGTCGTCAACCATTCCTGATTCATAATCCCGACTAATGTTCGTGGCTGTTAATTCATAAACCCCATCAGGCACTTCAAGAAAATTAATGGGGAGTTCTTCTGAGATATCATCGATAATATCCCTGACCCCAAGTTCACTCTTTCTTTTCAAAACTCTAAAGGTTTTGGAAAAAGCGAACCCATGTTTAGTTTCATACATATAAGTGGCTACACGGCCAATACAACGTGCTATCGGCTTCGGGTTATTTAGCCTTTGGGTAATACCTAAAAAATTTATTGAACTCACGCTACTTTCTCCTTCTCTAGTTGGTCGCTCTCCCACTTCGAGAGGTAATCAAAGGCCCCGAGTTGTTCGTATATTTTTCCAAGGGTCTCTAAATCTAAGTCCTCAGTCTCATCGATAACGGGAATCGCCACCCAGGCCATAGTGACTACATGGAGGGGATTCTGCTTTTCTTTAAAGGCGACATGGGCTTCGTTGAGATAGTCATTCAATCGCTTGTCGGACTGGCGGTATCTCGATTTGAAATAGTGGGGCTCACTAACCACGTATTCTTTTCCTGTCGGATCACGACAGACTACAGAACATTCGTAGTACCAGTTGAAACACCCCTTAGCGACACTCTCAGCAACGTCCTGTGAGACGTTGATTTCTTTACAAGTCTTGTAATCAATCAAGGTGAAGTACTTCGACTCACCCAGCACCATAGCGATAGCAAAATTCTTAATTTTCTCGCGTACTACAATCTCTTGATACTTACGAGGGTTGTACTTCTTATTCCGTTTGGCTTTCTTTTTCATCAGTCAATTTCCGTTCTTTTACCTTCTTACTTCTGCGTCTAGTAGGTTTATCCCAGTTAAGGCGCCCGACGTTCGAGTCCACAAGCAAAATTCCAGCGGGGTCCCAACAGAACCAGGCATACTCGCAGCTATCACCCCCGCCACCACTAAAATCGGGTCTTGGTACCGCGACAACAATTTTGTCTGGAGGATTATCGGCCCAGAACTGTTCTCTTTTCTTGGTCCCTAACGCGTTAATACGCATTAGGAAGCATACGAACCCATGAGACTCAGCCTCGCTTCGTGCTTTAGTGACGAAGGCCTCGAATAGAGAGAAAGGGGGGTTGGTTACGATAATATCGAACTTAATCGCACTAAGGTCTGTCTCTAGGTAATTCAAACCTTCCTGAATTTCGCAGTAATACTTTTCGAAGTCCTGCGGTACCAAATCGTAGATATTTCGTTTAGTGCCACGACACGGCTCTAGGAACCGTGCGGGGCGATTGTCATAAGACGCAAAGTGTCTAAGTGCATCCCAGTCGATATGCTTGAATAAAGCCTCAACAAGCGGTCTTGGGGTGGGGTAATCTTCGAACTCAGCGACCTTTTTATTTGTACTGCTCATCATCGTTCCTCAAAGGCGGGGCAAAAAGCCCCTACTAACTAACCAATCGGGATCGCAAGTTCGCGGAAGATTTCATTCGCGGCAGCGGTATTCCTAACCCCTTTAATGGCTCCAGCGTTGAGCTCACCTTGAGGGACATGGAAGAAACCGATAATGCGCCAGAACTTATTTAGTTCGTCTCGAGACTGGATAAGCCGTTCGGCCATTGCCTTGCTAAAGCCCAGTTTAGTTTGAGCTTGTTCAACGGTGAGGTCTGTTTCCAGTTCGATAAATTCCTCAAGCAAACATTTCTGAGCATCATTCAGTTTTAGATAGGTGCCGTGGCCAAACCGAGATAATCCGGCTATGGAGTCTGACTTATCGCCAACCAGTGTTTTGTAGAGACGCATATCATCGGGTTTTAAGTCTTTAAGCGTTTCACTTATATAGTCCATCGTTACCGTGTCGCTAAGAAGTTGTCGGTAATCTTGGTCGTTACTATCAATGAAGATTTGCGTTTCAGGATCTTTCGTTCTAACCAACTCCGCTATCACATCATCCGCTTCACGACCCTCACAGCGAATTTGCAAACAGTTGGAATGGGTGAGTAGTTCACGGAACTTATCCATAAACAAATAGAATTCATCCGTAGAATCAGACTTAGCCTTGTAGTCAGGGTGTATGTCTTGGCGAGGCTTCTTGGCACCCTCACCATCCCAGACCCAAATAAGGACCCCGTTTGGTGGGTTCTCTACACAGGCTTGAATATAGGCGTGTATGGCCCATGCTGGACCTTCACTTTCGAACTTACGGCGGAGCAGGTTATTACCGTCGCAAAGGTGTAGTTTTTTGGTTGTCATATCGTCAATTTCCAGAGGTTAAAAAGGTCGGCTTTAGCCGACCTTTTAGAGTTAATTACAAGGTTTTACTGCGCTGGACCGATTAATTCGAATTCCAACACACCCCACGTAAAGCTAAGGTTCTTAGGCGCTACTGCTTGGTTTTTCACTTTAACAAGTACCCGTTGACCTAGAAGTCCGGCTTGTTTAACCTGGCTGTGGAACTCCTGCCAGTTATGCCAGCCGGTTTTCGCCGTGGTGTGGCCCAACATAATACCCGCTTGAGCAATCGTGGTGACTTGCCCATCGGGTGCGGTGGCCACAATATCCTGGGTCAACTTCATAGGAAGTTGTACCGAGGGGTACGGGACGTTAGGTTTTTTCGGGTCTGTTGTGGTCCGGTAAGCGGTCATAACAGCATTTGCCCAAGGCTGGCCATCTGAACCCATTTCACCATCGTAGGTGTGAACGTAGTTAGTTTGGTCACCCGTTGGGGAAGCCACTACCCAGCGAACCATTTGGCAAAGCATGTAACCAGAGTTCTCCGTCATATCAATTTCAACTTGAAAGGGTTGAAGAATTGATTGTGGAGCGCTACCCAACGTCATACCGTGATAGGAAGTCTTAACCCAGTCCTGAACCAATAGGTCTGAACTGCCCATGGTTTCCATTGTCATTTCTCGAGCACCTAAGTACTTAGCTAGCTCGGGAGGTAGATTCGCTGGAATATCCATGGCCGTGTTACCTTGCGGGTTTACTGCCATGGGTGTGTGTTGCTGAACGTGGTTTTGCGGTTGCTGAACGTGGTTTTGCGGTTGCTGAACGTGGTTTTGCGCTTGCTGAACGTGGTTTTGCGGTTGCTGGTAACCTTCTTGGTTCTGTGTTTGCTGAACGTGGTTTTGCGGTTGCTGAACGTGGTTTTGCGCTTGCTGAACGTGGTTTTGCGGTTGCTGGTAACCTTCTTGGTTCTGTGTTTGCTGAACCTGAGGGTTAGCTTGCTGCTGGTAACCTTCTTGGTTATTAACCACCTGAGGGTTAGCTTGCTGCTGGTAACCTTCTTGGTTGTTAACTACCTGAGGGTTAGCTTGTTGGTGTTGTTGAGTCGCATTAGCGTTGTTTTGTGCTTCTGCGATCATTTGATCAATTTTATTACTCATATCGTCGATATCCAAATTGTTAGATTATTGATTATTGATTAATTACTGTTTGTTTGGCTTTCGCCCCTCGCTTTTCTCCGAGGTCATATATACCAAGCCTTTGAGGCGGTATAGATGATAACCTTAGGCTAAAATTGGTTAGCTGTCAAGTAAACCAGCTTCCCGTGTCTCAATTTCTTTTTTAGCCCGTTGGATTAGGTTCTCTAATTTCTCCACCGTGTCTTTTGCCTGTGTCAAAGCCCTACGCTTTTCACTATCAGTTTCTGAATTATAACTCTGAATCATTTTCAGTAGTGCGTATTCTGTGACCAGTTCTTCTTGGGTTTCAGCATTGGCGAAGCTTTTCTCTATAAGCTCGAGATTTGCTTCCAGAATAAACAGCACAAAAGGGAGTAAGTCGTCTTTATTTGTCAGCATTTTGTCTCTCCTGTACGGTAGCAAAATACTGGCCACTCTCTAAGGCATAGTGAATAGCAACAGCGAGTCTTGTTAGTTTCATAAAAATCCTTATGCGGCTTGCATGATAGGGGTTACTAAGTCAACCGTTACACCATTTTCAACTTGGGTTCGGTCATTCGATTTGTTTAATAGCTTTTTAGCAACGTGCAATTCCAGTCCACCTCGATACACAAGCAATGTGATCTTAACGGGCTTTTCACGAACACCCCGTAAAGCTCGACGGTAGTTCTGAATAAAGGTGGTATCTTGCCAGTCAAAAGACATAAAAATAATGTGGTCTACATGCCCCCAGTTGAAACCCACTCCGGCCACCTCAGGGCTACAAATCAACACATCAATTTCACCGTTACGAAATCTATGGTCGATTTCACCACGACGAGACACAATACTACCGTTAATAAACTCGGCCTTAAGCCCCAACCTTTCACAAATTTTCTTATATCGAGCGTGGGCCGTAACCACGACTTCAAAAATAATTAAAGGTTCTCCAGTGAACTTATGTGTCTCAAGATGCTGTATTAAGTGTGCGTCCTTACCATCCGACTCATTCTGGGCCAACCCGTATTCGTCAGGGGATTGCATAATTTTAAAGCACCGCTGCAGAGCCACAGCCTCGTTCTCAGCTTCCAAGAAATCATCGTCCAGCTCAGTTATGCCGCGTTGTTTAATCTCCGTAAACGCTTTGGCCTGAGAGGGCGACATAGTACACATTTCCGCATGGATTGATTTCTTTTCTTTCCCATACGCATCTTCATAGGTAATACGGCGGCTGTGACGGTCAATCAGCATTTTCAACCGGTCATGGTTCTTCCACATAAACGGGTTCCCATACTCGTCTAACATGGCATGCCATAACATAAAGTTGTTGTAGGTGGGATAATACAGTGGATTAATCAGTTTCAATCCTGGGTAAGCCGAACTTAACCGGCCATTGATATAGGTCCCCGTTAATACTAATAAATCCCCACCTCGAGCCATATACTGATACATATTGTGGGTTCGTCGAGGCCCGTTGAACTCCCCAGGTTTATTGTATTTAGGCTCACCGTGGGTACTGAATCCTAAATGCCATTCATCCCCGCATAGATGGTAGGTGTCGGGATAGCGCTTAATGATCTCGTTATAGTTATTTGCAAACGAGTCAAACCCCATCATAAAGACTTTCGTTTCACGATTAGCAAACTGCTTTTCTCTTTGCTTAGGGGTACCATCTATAATAATAACTTGGTGAGGCTCGAGGTTAGACCACAACAATAACTCGTGGTAGTTCTTTACCAGTAGTGATTTAGGCATTGTCCAAATCACACGCCCTTCTTGTGTGTGATGGTAAACCCAGAGACAACCAACAGGTGTTTTACCGGTGCCGGCTTCTGAAAGATTCAGGCTACGTTTCTCAGCTAATGAGAAACCCAGATGGTCTATTTGATAATCACGTAAGGAGAGCGAACCCCGCTTATCATAAACATCATTCATATCAAACCAAGTGGCATTAGCTGGCTGTTTTGGTATTGTCGCGTGCTTCATTCTGGCCATGGTTGTAAGTTAACCTAAGTAAATTTAACAAGTTAATTGTCGCCTCTTGATTTTCTCCTTTTTCAAGCAAGCCGATAATCTCGGAGAGTTGTTCCTTAATGTCTGGGAACACTTGGTCTAATGGGTAATCGGCCTCTTTCAATACTTGAAGTAGAAAAACCATCGACGTTTCTTTAGATCCTGAAAGGGTGTTAGAGATTGTCGAGGGGCTACACTTGAGTTTCTTAGCCAACGTTTCTTGACGAATCCCTTTTTCGCGTAGTGAGTGCTTCAACAACGCGAGACGCTGTGCAAAATTCAACATATATTTTTTCTCTTTTTGTCAAATCCGAAGGAGGTTAGGCTACTTTTTCGAAGGAACGAGTTCCTTTGCAGTATTTCGACAGCACGTAACTGCCTAGATGCTCTAAAGGCAAACTAATTAAGTCCTGCAACGTCGTAAGACTACTGAGATTCGTTTCCAATCGTTCGATATGTTTGGGGATAACAATTTTAGGATCACCGCAAAAAATAACGGTTCTCGGGGAAGTTTTCGCAATTGTAGCTAGCCTCAATACCGTATCGCTATCGTGAGGCGTTAAGTCTACAAACACCATCGGGTGAATATTCGTCATACCGAGGTGCTTGGCCGCATGGCCTTTGTTAACAGCAAACAAAGGTTTTACCCAAGTATGTAGAGGAGAGTTTAAACGCTCTAAACAAGCCAGCCAGTTCGCCGCCTCCGGCAGCTTAGTTTCATCCAAGAAATAAGTTTTACCATTAGGAATAGGTAGCATCGTTTGAACCAGCGGGTCAGTGACCACGCGGTTAAATTTGCGTAAATGGATTTTGCTTAGTTCTCGAGTGGCAAGATTAACATTGATATTGTGTGAGCACTGGTTCTTAAGGTGCTTAACCGTGAGGTTTGATTTACGGTTTAACCCTATAAATTCCCAGCCATAAGGGCAAACGTCTTGATAAAGATAGGAGACACCATCGTCGTCGTGGATACCATAGTACCCGAGTGGCGCTCCCTGAGTTAGCATTGTCATCGTCGATATTCCAATTTGTAGGTAATTAAAAATTAATTTTGAGAATATTTATTACCGTTGTGTTAAAAAATTTTGCCAGAATTTGTAAGTCTGTCAAGGTAATTTCTTTTGTTCCTCGGCGTAGTCGGCTAAAGCTACTTTCAGCCATCCCCAACTTTTGTCTAAGGGTCTCACCTTTATCTGAAAGGTTGAACGTTACATGAAAGTCTATCCGCATTGCGATAGCCTTGTGTTGTTCTGAAATAACCTCGAGCTGGAGCGAACAAGGCTCCAGCTCGGGGGCCTTACGGTCCTGTGAACTCACTTGTAAGACTCGGTGCATCTAACCCTGTTTTGTAGTAGTAATCTAAGCGTTTTTGCATAGCGGTGATTTCCTCAATAAGTTTAGCGGGGAAGGGGGTTGGATAAGAATACTCTTTAGCAGCCTTATTGCACTTTTCTATATCTGATAAGAGTTTTTCTAAATCCGCTTTACCATTAAGGTTGTTTAGCTTATTCAGCTCAGCTTGGACTTTTTTGAGTAACCCCAAATAATCGTCCTTAGCAGTAATCATAATTGTCTCCAGTGGTTTTACTAATCGATAGACAGTATCGTTTGCAAATCTCTATGCCTTGCTTGTACCCGAGAGCCCGTTACTGATGAAAAGTGATCCTTTGGTAGTTTGTATTTCCTTGTAAAGTACCGACAGTATTCCTCTCGTTTTACAATATAGTGATGATAGTTATTCGACTTAATATCCTCAGGATTACGTTCACCATAAACCGTTTCAAAATAAGTATAAACCGAGTCAGGCAGATGCCAGAAACGCGAAGGGTAATGGTACATTGGGTTTGCCCAATTTCGCGCCTCAGCATCCATTGTTTTTTGTTTTCCTGGGGGCCAAGTTGGATACGTTATTAATAAATAGTCTGGGTAAACTAAACACCACATTAATTTACTTAAAGTGATAAAAACTTTATGCCCTTTTATATTTAATAAGACCCTAGCCCCATCTATTTCAGTATTTAAAGGCCCCCAATTTACTACGTGAGAAAAATCTTCACGAGCCAAACGTAGCTCTTTCTCCCAATTAAACTCGGGGAACTTATTCTCAATATAAGCGTACAGCTTCTTATAAATGAGGTTTACAAAAGGGGCGTCGAACGACTTGTCCCAATAGAATAAACTACGTTGCAACCGGAAGATATTTTCTCTACGCAGTTGGGCCACTATAAATCCTCGCGAATCCGAGAGTTTGTAATATGGCACGGCTTACCTTCTTTGGTGTAGCCAAAAGAGAAAACCGTTAGCTTTTTGCCAATATTCTGATGGCCGTTTACTGCATGGTGGTGTTTCTCTTTAGCATCCCCTGGCGCCGTAACATCAAACAACTTACCATCGAGCGTCTTACAAATATAGATACCTACTTCGGTACCTAGGCGCTTGTTAGGCTTACCTTTGCGAACCCCAACAATTTCAAACTCGGCATCTTTCTCGTCTTTTCTTTTCATCAGAGAAGAACTTCGCTTGTCGGTTTCGTAGTGGGCATGGCCATGGCGGATCATCGTCCCTTCATAACCATTTTGAGTCCAAGCCGCGTGATATCGGTCTATCCCAGCTTGGTCTATGACTTGGTAACAAGCCGTTAGACAGAGCGTAGGGTACTCACCTTCGGTAATAAGTTCATCTAGAACATCAAAGCGGACTCCATAAGGTGCCTCTAAAACGATATCGTAGATATTGTATGAGAGATACTTACTGTCCTGCTGGGGTTTCTTTATCAGGCTGGATATATTTTCAAAGGCCTTACCATGGCAATACAACTCACCATCCAAAGTTTCACCACCCCAGCGACCACTATCCGCAAGCTTCTGCAGCGCTGCCATAATATGGTGAACGATTATCGGTTTTCCACCTCTAGAATAGAGAAACACTTTCCCGTCTTGAAGTGTGGCGAGGCAACGATGCCCATCCATCTTCGGTTGAACATGTACTGGGAATTGCCAGTTCTTAACTTTCTCGACCGGCTGGGCCAACATAGGTTTCACTAACCCTAATGCGTTAGTTACGTTGGCCCCTTCTTCCGGTTTTTCTTCAACGTAGCCTTTATCAAGCTGTTTCTTAACCTTGCTCTGAGCTTCAAACACAGCTTGCATAATAGGGGTTGTTTCATTACTGCGGCCAATATTTTTACCCTCGGTGTATTCCGTGAGGGTTTCAACACCTTTACCACCCAAAACTTTACATGCCGTAACAAGCATGGTGGCTGTTGCATCAGGGTTGAGGGTTACGGAGATATGCCAAGAGCCAATTTTGCCCGTGGAATGTACTTTATAGAGTAGTTGTTCAAAGCGAACATCAGCGTCACAAGGGGTATTTACTGCGGTTTTCGCGGGGATATTCATATCGTCAATTTCCAAATTTTAAGTTAAGCCCAGTGGGCAAGTAATAAGCTACGCCTACAACTAAATAAATTCAAGTCGAAAACGTAACAGAAGGATAAAATATTTAGTTTTAAGTAACTATTTATTCGCTATTAAAAATATTCTTTAAATACTTTAACTTTTACATTACACTAAATTCGACCTTGGAGGTCACTATCTATAAGAATAAGTAAAATGGCTGATAAATAATGGAGTATGCCATGTTAAGAAGATACGATGAAACTATTGAGCTTGATTGGGAATTAGAACGCCGCCGAACTACAGCACGAAAATTTAAAAGTATGCGGCGACGTTACGCATTAACTCAAGAAGAACTCGCCCTTGCTGCTGACGTTCATAAAAATACTATTTCTAACGCCGAACGCTACGGTCGAATATCCCCCGAAGAATTCTATCGATACCAACAAATCGCAAAGCAAGCACATAAGGATAAATCCGAGGGTGTCTTACTCAACAAAATTATCTTATCGGATATTTCCTTCGCCGATTTCAAGGAATTTCTCGCGACCTTCTTAGATTGACCTTAATAGAGAACTGGTAACGTTGTTACCAGTTCATTTCTTTTCAGAAGTGGGACTTGGTTTTTGACCCAAACTTTGATCTTCTCTAAACGTTCCGCTACCCGTGTTTTCTTATGCGCTACAACTTCGGATAGCGCCTGTTCAAGCGCCCAACCTTCACCCTCAGGACCGTAGAAACCCCAACAAGAATCATCGATATCTCCGGTGGCACTTTCGATAACATAACCATACACATTCCCCTCGAGAGCCGAGGCATAGGTTTCCACTTCCCCCTCAAGATACTTATAGCATTGCTGGATACGCTTTTCAGTGAGTCGCTTGAAGCCATATTCCTTACGGGCTTTTTCTTTACTGACATAGATAAAACCCACTTGGCCAGAGTCCCAGGCACAAGAGAAACCACCCGTATTCATCGTGATACCTGAATGGTCGTATAGGTAGAGGGGAAGCATCAGAAAGTACTTTTCCAATCGAGACTCGATTTTAGCTTGTACTTGCTGGTTAAAATCGGCTAAGCCTTCGGCATTGCAACGGGTCTTAGGCCACTGGTTCTCAAAGCGTTCGAGAATTTCTTCAAAACCAGGTTCGACTTCTTCAATCATCCCTATTTGATATTCCTGAGGGGTGATACTGGGTTGCTCATCCCCTAGATTATAGTTGCGGTGCCAGCAAACCATCGTGCCTACGTTATCCCACTCGCGGGGACTTTCATAGTGATCGTCTCGCTCTATCTTGATAACGATATCTTTGATGTGAGTCTCAGACTCACCAATAGTATCTAGGTTTGAGAAGGGGATATTTAAAGCTTTGCAGTGCTTTTCTAAAGCATTTTTCAGTTCAGTATTCATCGTCGATTTCCAAATTGTAAGTTAATTACCGTGGTGGGGTATTCCCCACCAAGAAAATAGCCTAGTATTTATTCTCTCTTACTGTCCTTTGAAGGACTCATTAAGAAGATTCTCCCAGGTTAGGGTTAAGTTGTTTTGATAAAGAATTTTGTGTTGGATACCACTTTCAATTTCATAGCAAGCCGCACCGTTAATTGTGCCGACGGTTTTGCTTCGTCTAAAAGTAAGTCCTTGGTCTTTTGCCAGTTTACGGCACTCCTTTATAACTTCATTAGATGATAATTTTTGCATCTTATTTTCGGGTATTCGGAAAAGAGTGTGTATTGACAAAAATAGGCATTAGCTAAACTAATGCCTTGCTATATCAAGATATAGTTTCCTCTTCACGCCACTTATCAGCCTCACTTTCGCAAAGCAAAGCGGTAGCCACTGACTGAGCCAAGCGCCATTTTAATTCGTTCCCCGTACCGCCAGCGGTTTTATATTCATAAAATGAGTCAAAGTAGCAATAATTAGGATCGGCTTTATCAAACTCTATTTGCAAGCGCTCTAAGCGAGTAAGGGCGAGCATTTGGATTACCCTAGAAACATCGTTTGGTATAGATCTATCACCCTTTTCCCATCGTTGCCACGTTCTTGGCTCACACTCACCAATGAGTTGAGCTGCTTCACTCACTTCGAGGAACAATAAGCGTCTAAGCTGTTTTAGTTCGTTATTTGTCATAATAAAACTCCAAAATAAAAGGGGCTTATTAGCCCCAAGAAAATTACTGGCAATCAACCCAGCGCTTGCCGTCCTCTTTATAAGCCAACCACAATCCATTTACTGTTTCTATACGCATTACAGTACCATGGAAACACTGATTTTTTGATGCAATACGCTTAGCTTGAGATAGTGAAGTTGTCTCGATTTGAGTGCCTTCACGTTCTGAATTGATGTTTTGAACTTCTTTGATGATGTATGCAGTTTTCATATGTATCTCACTTTCTTGAGTTGATTCGAACCAGTTCCGAACCGTTGAATATATTATGGTCGGATTCGCGACCGATTGCAAGTGTTAATTTGAAATTATTTTAACTTATCCGATACACACTCTTTTCCGAATACCCTTATTTTCCTTTTAAGTTAAATTCTTTTCTAGCCGACGATCGTGGCCCGTGTTGGGGTGTTAGTTATTGATTAATACTGAACTTCGATATCGTACTCATGAATATGAGCAACAGAACCGTCTGCAAATGTGATATTGATAGCGTCATTCTTGCCGCCCTCACTATCCTCCCAAACAATACCCTCCACCTTTACAACAGTTACATTATTACGAGTTGCAATGGCTTTGATTATGTCCTTATTCTTATCGCTCATTTCATGTGATAAGCCCGAAGCTAGAAAAGTATCGTTACCTTCATCTTTCTTAAAAGATACCGCTTGAGGCTGTTCACCCTCTGGGACCCCAGCGTATGAAAGAGCAATATCACTTAGTTCATCCAAATCCGTTTCAGAGTAAATTGCATTGTTAACTGCGTTAGATGCGGCTTTTTGTTCTTGCTCATCTGTATACACAAATTTATCAACGATTTGCTCAATAATGTCAGTAGTTACAGTGTTTCCGTTTACGATATTAGTCATTTTGATTTCCTTTTTTTAAGTTAAATTCCTTTATGGCCAATTCACCGGCCATAAAGGCTATAATGTGTTACTCAGATAGTTTTATCAATCCTGCGTTACTTCCTGCGTCGCCTCCCAAGCCTCAAGCACTCTCAGGCGCAGCGCTTCTGGTATCTCTATCTTACGACTACAGCTCGTGATATATGTAAGTGGAATCATATTTTCGGTAAATACGAATAGAGCGTTTTCTCCACGGCGGCGAGCCATAGCAGCACCAGCCATATCCTTCGGGGTATCGATAAATACCACCTCCGCATCGATATCCTTTAAGTGTGCTTTTAAAAACACCACCAAGCTAGGGTTCAGCAAACTTATGTAGGCTCGAACGCAATGAGGTTCGAACGTGTTATTGATTTTTCTTACAATTGCTTTTTTGTCCTTGTCTGAAATATTCATCACTCACCATCCCATGCCCAGTTACGTGCCTCGGGGCACACTTCTTCACGGGATACGGCATTGTCGGTGTAATTGCTAAACCATTCGGTCAGCGCATCTTCGTCCAGTTCGGCTAGCGCGTCCCAGTCATAGACTGTGGTGCTGTGGTGCTCCAAATAGTACCCGTGTTCGGCAATATACTCTTTACAGTGGTCAATCCATTCTTCCCAGTCTGAAATCCAGTCCATTTCTTCAAACCCTATACCCCAGCTACCTACGGGGTTCCCATCTATACTGTGCAACGTGTCATTAAGCCCTTCAATGGGGGCGCCGGATTCAAGACTACCAATTACTTCTTTAAGTAATCTTACAATTTCCCAAGTGGCATTCTCGGTTGTATCAAAAGCCGCATCACCACTCTCGATATTTAATTCAAATTCTGCATTTGCTATTCGCATCGTCAATCTCCAAATTTTAGTTAATTAAAAAGTGGTGGGGTGTTCCCCACCAAAGGTTAAGCTACATACCGAACAATTTTTGTGTAAACCTTACACGTGTTAAAGGTGTCACTAGGTAACGTCTCTACTTCCTCATAGCTTGGGTGGTCGAAAGACGTTGGTACCACTGCAACTAGAACCCCTGTGAATCGGAGTAACTTGCGTGCCGCCTCCATATGCGCTTTTACCTTTTTGAAAGGCGGGTTCATTATGATTTTTTCATAGCGATACCCGTTGTTGTAACGCGCCTCGGCCCAGCTTAGAAAATCTTCGTGGAAGATACGCGGGGTAACCCCTTCACAATCCCCCATAGCAAAACGAGACAGCAACGATTGAACTAAGGAATTGTCTTGTTCCACAACGGTTATTAGGTCCGCGTCGTGACCCCCAGCTTTTACCGCTTGAACCAAATTCCCAGTCCCCGCCGAAGGCTCAAGAACCTGATCGTCCGGTTCAAGCTCTAAGAGTTCCACCATACGTTCGGCCACCGCACTTGGGGTAACGTGACATTCCGTTGAGGCATGCACAATTACCGGTTTCGGGGTGTCCGTAAACTCGATAGGCTCGAGCTCGACTTTCGAGGGAGGTGCTACGAATTTAGGCTTGTTGGGACGGATATAAATTGACTTATCCATTAGGCGTTCTCCACTTCCTTAGTCACATACTCAATCGAGGTTGAGTTCGGCAACGCATGACGTTTCGAATCGGTGAGATAAACCGCCACCCATTCACCCTTCCAATAGTCCGCACCCTCGGGGACAATTCGACAAACCTTAGCTCGGAACTGGCCACATATACTAGGCCTAACACCACGCTGCTCGCTGTGCATTGCTGAATATTCCGCTTTCGTCATTGAGGTAATAGGATACTTATTAACATTACCCCACATTTTCACCGTTATGCTTTTTACTTCTTCCGGTGACAGGTTAAGAATTGGCGGGGCCTTTGGCTTAGGCGCCGGAACTTCATACCCAACGTTATACATCAAGTCGCGCCAGTCTTTCGTATCCATTTCGAGCGTTGACCCAGTGCCAATATGAATCGGTAAGTCGTTCTCACACTCGACAATCCAACCAAAGTCGGACTTCGTGGCTTTGGGTTTATCCGCGCCATGGGTTCTAAGGAACGTCTGTAATACGGGGCCCGTGACTTTACCGGTGTAGTAATCGACTTCACCTAATTGAGCCCGTTCGTAAGTAAGACGGTTCAAGATATGGTTTATCTTGCGGTGTAACTTCGGGTCATTCTTACGCTTCTGGCCCAGCGCGATATTATCGTCGATAATTTCAGCCAGCGGTTTACTCTCGTTACGAATATGGTCTAACGTATCTGGAACACAAATATCCCAACGAAAGTTCGCGATTTTGAAAGCGAAAGCCCGTTGGCGTTCCGCATCCTCGAAACCCTTACAGCGTTCCCAAAGCGAAAGACAATCCCCCGCGGCATGTAATTCTCGTTGCTTCTTACGCAAGTCCGTCAGTAGGGTTTTAATACGTCGCTCGATAACATCAGGGCGGTTTTTGTGATTAGCATGTGCAACGGTACCCATCATCTTCCAGTTCCAATAACGAACCGCTGAACTCGCTTCCTTGGCGCGTTCCTCGTTACGCTCTTGCGCTTTCTGGGTCTTTTCCATTTTCCGCTGGCTGTGGTGGCCTAATAGAATAGGTTGATCACCAAACGACATATTGTTCGCCGCCGCACTGAAACCCCGCGCTTCATCCGCTCGCTTCTCAGCCAACGCTTTTAGTCGCTCAGCTTTGGCCTCGGCACGTTCCGCCATCGTGGTATCTTCGGGCTCGATCGTACCAGCCAAACGAATACATAAATCTTCGGCTTCGGGGGACCACGAGGGTTTAACAAACAGCTCTTGCTTAGGCGCCCAACCAAAACCTTGAGCTTTCAGCTCGTCGTAGAGGTCTTTGTCTAGGCGATTGAGGGGGTAGATACGCAACTTGTTGTCCTCAGGGGAGTAAGTGGCGCGTTCGATATCTTCGTGCTTTGCCGCAATAGTTTGATTAGTCATATCGTCAATTTCCAAATTGTAAAGTTAATTAAAAGCGGTGGGGGACTCCCCACCGGTTAGTTCTCGTCTATAAAGTCATCAGGGTCAGCAGTCACTTTCAACTGCACTTCAACACGCTTACCTTTGTGTTCGATTGTGGCTAACAAAACTTCAACGTCCACGCCATTTTCGTCGATATAGTCTTCGGTTAACTCACCAACAAGATTGTTAAAATGCTCGGACTCCGAACAAATTATTTGTCCGGCACTCACATCGTATCCAGGGTTTTCACAATGGTTTTTCATGCCGCCACCTGTTTAGTTCTGCCATACGTTTTATGGCGGAGTTCTCGATACCCGCTACTAACCAAAATATTCTTAGTCTCGGAAGTGATAGACCACGTAGAACAGAACTCGGTGCGTAACCCGATACCCTGATAGTCTTTACGTGGAGCCCCAGCATTTATCATCCGGTCAACCACGAGCAAGTCGTGGGGGTAGCCTTTAACGAACCATTCGATTTTATTGCCAAATTCGGTCAATATATCTTCGAAAAACAACATGCCGGTATCTCTGGCCAGCGTGTCTTTAGCAATGACAAAACTGTATAGCGAAGCCAGGAATACATCCGCGTTTGCAATATCGCCACCCCAGCGCCAGTCGTTGTCTGGGTGTCGAGGGTCACGGGACTGGCTTAAAATTGCTCTGTGAGGGTTAGCACTCAACATTAAGTCGGTTAAAGCTTTCGGTAGACTGACACCTCGGGGGACAATAAATTTCTTACTGCTTTGATGGAGCTTTACGCGCCACTTGCGAGCCGTGCGGTGGGCTAAGTCAATAAGCTTTTCACTCATCATTTGTAGCTTTTCTTCCCAGCTTAAAACTAAATACTGGTCGGAGAATACGCTAACGGCTTGTTTGAGCTGGAAGTCAAAATCGTGTCTTAGCTTGTCGTGAAGGTCTTCAACGGTACCGGTACCATCTGAACCAAATCGGGAGGTGTTATCTTCTAAGAACTTCACAAAGCGGGGTTGCGTAATCGCGTCAGCAATTACAAATAGCATCGTGGCCGTAGCCTGTTTGTTGATACGTTTAATATCCGTCATATCGTCAATTTCCAAATTTTAAGTTAATTAAAAGTGGTGGGGAACACCCCACCATTACACTACGCTTTTTCAGGGCGATCGAACTTCTCACCGCAATAACAGCAATGGCTCGCAAGTATAGTGATAGAATCTTTCTTAAGATTCTTTTGCGGCGTACCGTCACGCTTCAAAGGACGGTAAGAATACTCAATCTTTGGGCTGGTTGGGGCGTATTCACCTTTGGCCAGCATATACGCTCGGCCTTGCCAGTCGGCTTCAAAGTCTTGAACGTTGTCCGGCAATTGCTCTTTAACATGCTCGGTTACTTTTTCCATTGTTTCTTCAAAACAGTTACACATATCGTCAATTTCCTAATTTTAGTTGTTTGCCATAGCGACTTGATCGCTATCATAAGTCGTAGACTCGTACCAAGCGTAATGCTTGAAACAATCGCTACTATAATCACGCTGCCAAACCCGACCGTTAGCATCTTTAATTAAGTACGGTATTCGACGACGTTTACACATAGCATCAGCGTGTTCTTGCGCTTTTTCTATCGACGGAGCGAAGAAATAGCTAGAACGCTGAACACCATTGTATTTATCAGGGTAACGTAGTTCGTATTTCATCCCACTACCTCACTTAACCCCAATTCCTCAGACGTTACCGTCTCTACCCAACCATCATCGTAATCAAGGAACCCGATTTTGAATTCTGTGCCACCTGAACTCTGGTAACTAACCGTACCTTTTGGGTCTAACTTTCGTAGGGTGTCCGCCAACGAACTTAAAGACAGACCGCCAAAATTTGGGGCCGGTCGGTATATCCCAATTTCGTCTAAACCTACCGTTAAAAGTACACCCTCGAAAGTTTCGATTGGACTCACCGAGCCCAGATGCGCATTGTTAAAAACACACTCCTGACTCGCCACAATGTCTAACAGTTCTTCAACTTTCATTTACGCCACCAATTTTTTACTTTGTTGAAAATAGCGGTACAACTCACCACCAACCCATTCGCTTTTCGGCACTGACACACCATTCCCAATCTGGCGATACGCCGCCGTTGAAGATACGGGGAAGGTAAACCAATCTGGAACACCTTGAAGCCTCGCATACTCTCGAACCGAGTAAGGCCGGACACCTCGAGGGAATCGCTTATCCGCCACTAAGCGGGTCGATTTATCTTTGGCGTAATGGGCTATACACGTTGGCGCTAAATCACCTTTCGTGGGGTCGCTGATAATCGGAAGGTCACGATATTTACCCGTCATTCGCGCCTCGATAGCGCTAGGTAAGGTGACGTCGGGGTCCTGTTCCACTATCTCGGCTAACGTCACTGGCCGACAGTGCTTAGGAGGGCGAACTTCAAATCGATTACGCGTCCCAAAGATAATCAGTCGGTCCCTTCGCTGGGGGAGCCAATGCTGGGACTGAACCGGACAAAATACGTGAACATAATAGTCCGGCAATTTCGTCATGGCCTCCATCACCAGCGGGAACGCTCGCATTCCTGGCACATTCTCTACCACATAAGCATCGGGCTTTCTTATCGCTAAGTGGCGTAAAGCGTGAAGGAATAAATCGTCACCGGTTCTAACCCCGTGGATATCCCCAATCGTTGAATACTTGGTGCAAGGGTAGGTGAATACCATTGCATCACATTCCTCTTGGTTTAATACCAGTTCTTCGGTCAAGTCACATTGCTGAACATGATTGCCAATATTGGCGCGGTAAGTTTTCACCGCGTCTTTATCAATCTCAAACGCTTGATTGATAGTAAGACCAGCATTAATCAGCCCAATATCCATCAGGCCAGCACCACAAAAATAACTGTTTACGTTAATTTGCATCGTCAATTTCCAAATTTAAGAGTTAATTTTCTAAACTACTTTCGCGATTCCTACGGCGCTTTCTCTCCTCGTACATATACTTCTTGGCTTGTTTGTCGCAGAACTCATTTACCGCTGAACGTTTATTGCCATACCCACTATGACCTTTAACCCACTTCCACTTTATGTACTTAAGTTTCAAGTGTTTTAAGTTCTTACCCATAACAGGTTTTAGTTTTCTGATTGCTCCTTGGCAATCCGACTGGATTACTAGAACTTTTCCCTCCCAGTTAAAATCCGTGTTAAACCACTTACTGTTTTGTGCGTGGGTTAATGTATAGATAACGGCACAAATCTCAGCTTCTTCCGCGTTATTACATTGGTCAAGAACCCCCCCTACGCGAAAGGTTCTAGGAGGGAATCCAAATTTCACCCAACCGCCAAAACCTCCAGCTTTTGTTTTGGGGCAGAAACTAGCATCACAGAACAATGTAATAAATAAATCTCTATTGTCAGGTTTAGTTCCCGAGTGAGTAACAATAGGTGTTCTTTCAGTTACATCCCAAGGAGGGGTATCCGATTCAATCATCGTCAATTTCCTAAGTTAATTTAATCGTCTCTAAGTAAGTCAGAAACTTGTTTTACCTTTCTGGCATAATTAGCATAGTGCTCAAGACTTGGGACCTGTGCAATCGGCTCAAGCGACATTACCTCAGCCAGCGTATCGCTATTTTTTCGAAGCCAATCCAAAAGAACCTCACGCTTTCGAGCATCTGTAGCCGCTTTTGTTACACTTGGCGTCATTAAGAGAGGTAAATCATCTACGTTAAGCTTTTCTAATACGTTATTCTCTTTCGCTATACTCATAACGTGTCCCAGTGTGTTAGCAATAGCCTCCACACTATCTTCATCTAAGGGGCCGACCTTGAATTGCGGGGTAACACGATATTCACCCTCGGGTATCAACAGACAGAACTCATCCCAAATTTCGAGAAACTGCTTATCTAGCAGAGCTACACGCTCATCGGCAGTGAACGCACTGGCCTGTTGAGGACCTGCCTGTTGAGGACCTGCCTGTTGAGGACCTGCCTGTTGAGGACCTGCCTGTTGAGGACCTGCCTGTTGAGGACCTGCCTGTTGAGGACCTGCCTGTTGAGGATATTGCTTCGGTTCCGAACGACGTTTGTGGAAACTAAGATCTTTACCGTTAATCACAAATATTTCACTACGAACCATTGAAAGAATATCTAAATATGATTCGGCAAAATCATACCCACTAAAAGCTACAGGTAGCGTGTCCTTGTGTTCTTGGTGGGCATGGTAAATGTAGAAACCTAGTTCAACATCCGCCTCGTTGGTGAATGCTTGAATAATTGCATTCGCTGTCTCAGGACAAGTGATAGGGATCTCCGTTGATAACCGGTACTGTGTTATTTCTTCTACCGCTAACAGAGTTTCGTAACTGCCAGTTGTTGCAACAGTGGGTTTCTCAGCAAGTACCTTCTTCAACCATTCCTCGTGAGAAACAGTTAAATTTTTGAGCGCACTCTCAAGTTTTTCCTTGTTCCAAATAATAATTTTGGCCGCAACAACCGCGCCATTTCCTAATTTCAGACCTTTTTTCATAGTCATCGTCAATTTCCTAAGTTAATTGAAAGGGGGGGGGAATTCCTCCCCCTAGAATAAGTTACTTTTAACCGCTTCACGGTTATGACAGTCAGAGCAAACCTTCTTGCTCGTACCCATCAACTCCAGCTCGGACTTAATTGCCCGTAGTCGAGAGTCGCTAATCTTCGACTGGCATTTAGCACAATAAAAATCATTGTTTTTCGGGACGAGTTTTGAGGTTGATGCTAACTCTTTAAGCATGCTATTCATCGTGCAAATCCCTTTGAAAGTCCAAACGCCCAGAGCGAATTTCAACTTCAACCGTGACCGAAAACTTTTCAGCTAAAGAGGTTCCAAAGTTCTCCGCTTGGTGAACGTTAGAGGCCATACACTCAGCGGCACAATGATTCACGCGCTTACCGCGTCGTTCATCGAATATAACTATTGTGTAATATTGCATGTGCCGCTCCCTATTTCTTCGAACGCGCTCGAAACGCTTTACGTTTCTTTGCCGCTCGACGTTGGATAGCTGCACTCCCTTTAGGCTTTTTACGCCCTGCATAGTCTACCTTTGGGGCATACTTCTTAGCTAGGTTGATAGACTCGAGGTGTAAGGATTTTACTTTCTCACCCCACGCCCCTGAGACTGACCCCCCAAGTCCCATTATACTCGCCGCTAGTAATAGAGTTTTGTTCACAGGTGTTTCTCCTTCTTATCGTCGATTAATCGTTAGGTTCTAGGTCTAAATACAACTGCCAGCGGAAGCCGGCCGAGGTTACAAAAAACAACAGTTGGCCCGTTTGGTCGCAATAAGCCTCATCGGTGCAGGGCTTGAAATCACAACCCCGAAAATAAATCTTTTCAAACTCGGCTATTGCCGTAACCCTGTCGTGATAAATCTTCAGGGGCCAGAAACTAAGAGCCTCATTATCCGGTCTACGACACACAATCATATGTACGTTCTTATTCTTCTTCTTAGGCATCCGAGTAATCCTCCAATCGTTCGTTCCAGTCCTCGGTGTAAAGCGAAAAGCAGATTGCTTGTAAGGCCGTATCGTCAGACAGACTCACAGCTTTACCAGCCCCACCACAATCGGCATCGAGTGCTCGACTCAATTCATCAGCATCACGGATAGTCAGAACCGCAATAAACGCGGGTTCCTCAGGATCATCAGGCTCAACCCAAGTCAGATTTCCCATGATGTAGTCGTGAATAGTGTATTTACCTTTTACGAAGTTCATCCAACCCCATTCCGCATCATCTAACACGTACTCAATAGGGGTACCCGAGCTTAACTTCTCGGGTATCTCATAGAACGCGATATCTTTATCCGCCAATATCTGCGGTGAGGTGTATCGGTGAGGTTGTGGCTGTCTTCTTTCTTTTACTCCCACGCGGCCATTTAACAACAGGTCGAGCATATGCTTCATAAACGCCAAAGCGTCGGCCGCGGCAGGTTCCACCTCTAGTAGATGATTGAACCGTTGGGATTCAGGAGGAAGATACGTTTCTGCCGCCGCGTGTCTTAGAAAGCGTGACCCCGCGACAATCGCATCCGCGACCTTGCCTATTTCATGGTGTAAAGCCCAATAAACACGCTCCGCCGCCATTCTCGAGCAGAATTCCTCGGTGTCGATACCTATGAAATTCTGAATTTCTGGTGTTACGGCCCCATAGCCAACGACACAAGCCGGAGTACCGCAGGTGTGAATATCTTTCGCGTCATTAGCTACCATTTCACTGTCAAAATAAACAACCATATTCAAAGGCAACTCAGCCTTAACCACTTCCTCCATGGTTTCTATTAAGAGTTGAAGCAGTGGAAAAGGGTTTTTCTGTTCAGTTTTCATATCGTCAATTCCCAAATTTTAGTGGTGGGGAACTCCCCACCAGTTAGTAAAAGCCCAGTTCACCCTCGCTATCGTCAATCAACCAACGACGCATCGGGAACGTGATATAAATACCGCGATTCGCACCGGCGCTTTCACCCCAGAACCAATAGTTCGCGTCAACAAACCCGTCGGGTTTTAACTCGATAGAATCAAGCTTCTCGTGCCAATGGAAGTAGCCCCCAGACACACTCATACTTAATGCGCCAGTCTCACCCACCTTAGGCCGGTGAAGGTGAGGCCCAGCGTTCATACAAATCGCTCGACTTGACCCATACTCACGGCAGATAAGCGCCTTTTCGTAAACCCGCCCATTCTTACAAATAACCCGAACACGATGCCCAGGTATTGCACGGGCATTTACGTTGCTGCAAGTCTGCAACGCTTGGCGATACATATACCAGTTATCCAGAACCGCTCGGTTGAAAGAGCCAACATAGGTAAGGTTTGAGCGTACAATCTTGAATAGGTCGCACAACTCGGTAAACCCAAAACTACCCCTTGGCACACGATAGCTATTCAAAATACGCCCCGTCTCATCTACCGCGATATCGTGAAAAAGACTCATACGTCCACAGCCTCCGCCCACGCTTTTTCGAACTCGGCTTTCGAATAGCCGCGAAGGCCACCAAAATCGTAACGATGTAAAATCTCGTCTTTAGTGAACTCGCAATCGTTGATTTGATAGCAAAGCCGACGGGTAACGTCATACATCAACACACCTCGTCGCGCCCCTCCCGAGAGGGCAATATACTCATACTCGACAGCACGGATAATCTGACCCTCCGGCCCGTAGTGACGACCCGTGTTCCACTCCATACGGCGCATTTTTTCAGGTTCGGGTTTCACTTCCTCGGGCCAGCAAGACCACGATGTTTCCGTCGGGCCGTAACCCTTCTGTCGGTCTATCTCACACGTAGGCATATCCGCAGCAACATGATTGCCATAGGCTTCTGCAATCTCATAATCACAGGCCTTCACGTTGGGTAAAACAAGCTGTCGGCCCGTGTCGCTTTCTTCAAGCACGATTTTAAATTCTTTCAAATCATTCATCGTCAATTTCCAAGTTTTAAGTTAATTTCAGTGGTGGGGAACTCCCCACCAGTTTCGCCGCTACTTCATTCGGGCTTTTGACGCACGTTCAGCCTCGATACGCTGCTGTATTTCCTCGCGGTGTACAGAAACTTCTCGGGGAGCATTAACACCCACGCGAACTTGATTCCCATGTACCCCCAGGATAGACACCGTAACATTGTCACCAATAACAACAGCTTCACCGATACGTCTGGTTAGTATTAACATTTACTTATTCCTTTTAAGTTAAGATTTACTGGTTTTTATTCGATGATTTCGGCTCGTCAGACTCAACAAAGTCACAATAAACCGGCCCTTCATCGGAGGCCATAAAATCAATTTCAGGGTCGGTTGCAAACTCGCAGTGCTCAACGCTTTTGTAACCATCCCCGAGCAGAGTCCCGCCACACTTTTTACAAACGGGACGGTGGGATTCAAGCATGTTCCACCTCGCATTCTTCGTCGTTAGGGATAGGCCAATACCCAAAATCAGAACCATCCCCCTCGTTAGCACCAAAGTAATAACCCTCCGGCGCTTGGTGTTCTAAAATATCGAACAGTTCTTCAAGCTTGTACCCCGCTTCTTCACTGTCCCACCATTCGCTCTCGTCGCCCTCATCCACCACCCAAGCGGGGATAAAACCGAAAGGCCCCAAAATCAATTGGGTATACTCAGCATCCGCATATCGACGGACAGCCTCGAGGAACGCGGGGATTAAATCTTGGCGGCGGTGGGTAGCCTGAATAAGCGTACCCAGTTCAATATCAATATCTTGGTCGTTTTTCATACGTTTTGTTCCTCCGCCTCAAGTTCACGAACCTTAAACGCCAGCACATGCTTCATGTACTTCAATGTCTCCGCTGGAGAAGGTTCATCCTTGTGAAGATGCTCAAAATCCAGGTCGGTCTCTGGTAGTTCGTCCGCCGCATGTAGGTGTCTTTCGTAAGCTATGCTACAAAAGATTGAATATCCCAAATCGCCAAGTTCATCTAGCAAAATCTCCGCAATATCCTCAGCGGTTTCGGCAGCACGAAAATGGAGGATATCAACCTTTAGGTGTTTTTGAATTTTAGGATCTACCGCACCATAACCAACGACACAGGCAGGGGTCCCGCAAGTGTGGATATCCTCCGCTTGGTCTGCGATTCCATAGTCGTAGTAGAAGTCCTTCATATGGAACGGCAACTCAAACGAAACCACTTCTTCCATCGTGTCAATCAAGAGACACAATAAAGGGAATTTTTCAGACGCGTTCATAGCAACCCCCGTTGAGCCATGGATACACAAGGGCAACCCTGACCATTGCCCACGACAACATGGTCGAGTAACGCCACATTGATAACCGTCAGCGCTTCTCGGATTTCTCGGGTAATAGCAATATCAGCCTGACTCGGGGTAGGTTCGCCTGAGAGGTGGTTGTGCGCCAAGATTACCGCCGCAGCATTGTACTCAAAAACCTTGCGGATAATCTCGCGAGGATAGACCGCCGACGAATTAATCGTCCCCTCAAACAGAATTTCACTGCCCAACACACCATGCTGAGTGTCAAGAAAGATACACAAGAAACGTTCACGCTCACGCCCCACCAATTGCAAGGCGCAATAATCCATCGCCGCCCCCGAGTCGTTTAACTGTTTACGGCTGTAGAAGTTGGGTTGTTTCTCACGAAGGATATTTAATGCACGAGTGATAGCCCGTTTTTCGGCAGGGCTGTAAGTGCCACAAGCGGTTAGATTAGTCATACGTCAATTTCCAAATTTTAAGTTAATTTCCTAAAAAACTGCGTTACGAGTCGTAAATACACATCAAGAGTGTCGATTCTCGCAACGCAGCGCAACACAGCGAAGACTTCTCGCTTAATTAGTCCTAACCTATAGCCTTCTCCATTGCACCGGCTGAGGATGCGATAGAGGACGCGCAAGAAATCCCGCAATTGAACCCAAATTCCGCAATGGTTTGCACCAGTTGAAACGAGATATCCAGTTCCACCGCAAGGCGTTCCATTCGACGATGCATTTCGCCAAGGTCGGCGGTGCCAGGCAATGCCTCAGGTTTACGATACAACCCGATTAACATTTCGATTTGTTTGGCTTTCATGCCCATCACGGTATCCATGACGACACGTTGCGTTTTCGCGAGGCTATCGCCAAGCGGGGTGTTCACGGCTCGAGGGGTGGGGTTAGAGTCAGTACCGGCAGTAGGCTCATGGGGTATTGCGTCGGGTGAGGTGTGTTCGGTTGAACGGTTAGCGTTCGAGTTCATAGCGTCGATTTCCTTCAAGTTAATTTCAAGGGTTGCCCCTTAAGTCGAGTTATACGGTGGGGAGTTCCCCACCGTCAAGTAAAAATTCAATTTCACCTGAAAAATCACATTTACCCTGTGTCTCCAAGTGTTTTTCGTAAACCGGTCGCGACAGTGGTGCACTGTCCAAAATCCAAATTTCTCCACACGCAAAAGTCGTTTGGTGGATCACTGCGCCTTGCAGCAAAGAGCAAGGAGGATTTCGCTTAATACTTTTATTTAAACCTTAAGTATGTTTTAAAAAGTAACGAAGCTTTTTAAAAGTTTAAGTTAGTATTTTTGTTCCCAGTAAAATATATAAATGTACATTATATAACGATAGTTTGTGGGAACATTTTTTGAAATAGGGTCGTAGCCCAATAAACCTACGGCATTGCGACTGGGTGCCGCGGTTACCTCGGTTACGCGTAACTGTACAAAATTTGCACAGCTACAGGCCGCATTCTTCCGTTTCGAGATTTGCGAAAAATGGCCAAGAAAGTTTATGGGAACAGAAAGTCTAAGTATTTGTATTTTAGTTATTTATTTTAGTCTTAATCTTTCTTTTGAGGCTTTCGTGTTAGTTCTGTCAAAAAGTTTATGGGAACACGCGTTAACTGGGCTTGGATTCGCCCTTTGAGTGTCTGTTTTTGCTTTTCTAAGTAGAGTGGCGGCCTCACAAACTAGTAGGATGTTATGCTGCTCAGGGTAGGTTTCAGGGTCTAGGTTTGAGAGTTGTTCTAGCGTAATACCACCCATTTCAGGTAACCCAATGATGTAGTTTAACCCCCCGTATTCGAGTTCAAATAACCCCGTCGTTTTCTGATAATTTACACGTAATGCCATCGTCGATTCTCCAGTTTTTTGCCTCTTGTGGTGGGGAGTTCCCTACCACTTAGGCGGTTAAATGTGCCACCCTGTAAGCCTGAAAATGCTTTACAAGGTTTGGCACGGGTTCTATATTCTCATGCGAGAAGCTTGGATAGAGGGTTTATATTTGAAATCGGCGCTGCTCCAATTTCCGCAATGTCAAACCTCAAGCCGAATTTTTCGTTCTTTTTCTTAGAACGATAATCCACCCGCAAGCCCAAATCATTCTACTAATTAGAATGTTCAAGCCTACTTTTCGTTACCTGGGACTTTTTTCGCGGCTTCACGATTGGCTTTAGCGCCAAAAACCACCAGCAAAAGCAGTGGCACCCCTGCAAAGCTAGACACATCCACCAGCGCCATCATTTCACGGCCATAAACCACCAGCGCGAGACCCGCCACCAGCAAAAACAGGTGAATAAACGCCCCCAGTACCATTACTATTTTTCTACCTAATTCCATCGTCAATTTCCTTCTCGTTTCACGTTTCTCGTTTCTTGGTTTGCGGGTTGGTGGGGAGTTCCCCACCAGCAACCCTTTAGTGTAATCTCGCTAAAATTTCTTGAACACGCGGATCTTCTAATACCCCTTCCATTTCCACGTTATACATAGTTGTTACCCCAAGGTGTTCCTGGGGGGAGCCCCAGTTAAACCGAGCGATACAACGAAGGTTATGCTCCCAGAATCGCTTAAGTTGCGCCGTAGTCCCAACCACTTCGGTTTGTTTTCGACCTTCACCAGCGGCACTACCATAAAGAGTTTGCTTTATAAAAAAGCCCTTACTTTGTCGAGCTAAATTCTTAGGTATTTTCATCGTCAATTTCCTTCTCGTTTCACGTTTCTTGGTTTGCGGGTTGGTGGGGAGTTCCCCACCAGCAACCCCGCGACAGTGAGCCGTACCGCGTGACTCAAATTCTCTTTGCGCGCAAATTACCCCACGTGCTAACCCCTCAACCCTAGAGCCAAGAGCCACACCGCACACGTTATAAAAAAAAAAACCTACGTACATGTACACACACACACACACACATACACACACACACACACACCCACGCCTATACGCGGCTATACTGGTTTTTCCTAGCTGTCAACAAAAATTTTGCAAAATTAAAAAAGCGATTAAACCCCGTAAGGCTTAATCGTTTTTTCAATTTGTAATGGTGGGGAACACCCCACCACCTACCCGCTTACTTTTCCATCTGTGCTAGGATATCGGCGCGGACTGATTCAGCGAGCTTGTGCATTTCACCCCCCACCATAGCGCGGTATTTTTTCGGTAGACCACCGGCGTCCAGTTGTTCCATGTGATCATTCACTAGCGCTTTCACATGGCTTTCAACTTTTGCAAGCATTTGGGTTAATGCCTTGTGCACGTTGGTATCTGCGGCGCGTTGTGCCTCGCCCTTGTCGGCATTATCCTTAGCATTGGCCGTTGTGCTTTTTGGCGTTTCAGCCTTGGTTTCAGCCTTGGTTTCTGCCTTGGTTTCATCCTTGGTTTCAGCCTTGGTTTCAGCCTTGGTTTCTGCCTTGGTTTCATCCTTAGGCAAATAACCCCCTAAAAATTCGAGCCATTCTTTTCTGTTAACAGGTGCGCCCATCTCGCCGTATATATCAGCGTCCAAAATGCGATCGGCTAGCTGTGCAAAAGTGCCTTTAAATTCCAGCGCCTTAAGGCTGTCAAAAAACTTGGTGAAATATTGGCGATTCTCGCTTACATATTTTGCGTAGTCCTTCCAGAAACCTTTCGCCTGTTGATATAAGCGACTAGTGTCACGGTTGGTACGGGTGCGCTGGTTAGCCGGTACGCCGTATAAATCTAAACAGGTGGCGGTATCAATTCCTTTTTCCATGTTGTGCGCCGTAGCAATGCAAGCAATAGCCATTTTCACAGCGGGGACGCGTTTAGCGTTTTTATCCGCCGTAGTTAACACGGTAGCGAATTGGTTTAAGTCGAATGCCTTAGGTGCAGTGGTGGCAGTGGTGTTTTTTGGTGCTGGTTTGGTTGATGTAGTCATTTGTCGATTTCCTTAAAAGTTAATTGTTAGTGGTGGGGACTTCCCCACCGGTTAGAGCAGTAAAACGGGTGTTGCTCGAACGTGATTCACTATATAAGGGGGGGTGGTTTTTATGCAAGAAAATGGCTTGATATAGTGGGGTTGCCCCAACACTCCACCTGAAAAATTTTTGGGATTTTGGGAGGTAGTATCTAAACCCTCAATCCTAGAAACTAGAAACTCAACCCTAGAAACTCAACCCTAGAAACTAGAAACAAAAGTGAGGAACGCGGGACTGGGGTGGTGGCCTAAAAGAAAACCCTCAGCTTTTTGAGCTGAGGGTTTGAGACAATTATTTGCCTTAGGCGTTAATTGTAGATTTCCGAAACAATTAAACAACATGGTCAAGTGTCTTGGAACGTTCGTCGATTTCCTGATTGTGGTGCCTGATAAACCCCTGATTATTTTGGGGTCTCTCGGCGACGTAGACTAAAGTATAGGATTTGGTCTGGTTGGTCAACGGGGTAAAAAGCGCAAATAAGGTTCGGCCTATATTACCAATACGTCAAATTGGACTGGGGGTAACACAGGAAAATTGTGCAAAGTAAAGAGAAAACATAGGCTACAGAGGGGGTGAGTGTAACCCAAAAAAGGCAAGAAAATTTTTTGTAAAAATGTGAACTTTTTTTCTTGCCTTTCAGTAGGTGTTTATTAATTAGCCGTTCAAATTAACTTCCAAGCCGTAATATTGGATAACTAATCTATTTTTTGAATCACGGCCTAAGACTTGAAGAAATTGATAGAGGTTACTGAGCTCTTTAGTTCTTCGATAAAAGTCGCCTTCGTCTACAGCGGCACCGTTTTTAAATTCTTTAACGGAGGCACAATAAAGCGTATACAAATCTCGGCCGGAAATTGCGTTAAGTGTTTTTAGTTCCTCAAGCAACTCATCTTTTGGGAGTGACTTAAGTACCGCCATCATCGAATCGTCACTGAGAGAAATGTACCCTGAGGCCTCAAAGAAAAACCGGACATTGTTATTCATCTGGCCAAGCTGGCGCGTCAACTCCTGATGGGATTCGGGTAAGGTGTAATCTCTTTGGCTAATCAATCGGGGGTAGGCCTGAATTGCCCACGAGATAATTTTGTCTTTTTCAGCCGAGACGATTTTATTGCCGATATCTAGCACCCTTTGCTCTTGAGGGATAGGGTGTTTCATATCCAATATTAACCATCTACGGGTGAACCCTTCTGAGAAATCTTTGGTTTTTGGTAGATGGTTAGACGCGAACCAGTGGGTCGCTTGCGGGTGTAGCGTCACATGTTGGCTGGCGGTTTTCTTTAAGGTTATCTCCGTGCCATCAACGATATCTTTGAAACGTTGGCTATTTATTTTTTCGTCTTCTGAAAGTTCCCCACACAAGTTAAGTAATTTATTAGTGAGCGCGGCCAAAGAGTCGTTATCGTGCCATTTGTTAGGGGGCAGTGATACGCGTTTTTGTACAGGGATGAGTCCCCGTATGATGTTCAGGATTTGGCTTTTGCCTGACTTTGGGGTGCCATGTAGCAATATGGCTCGTTGAAAAAGGGTACCGGTATTGAAGAACGTGGAGGCCATGGCTTCTTGCAGCGCTAAAATACTGTCTTCATCATGTGGCCACAATTGATTTAAAAATCGGCCAAAGCGTTTTGGCGGATTAAGCTGTTCTGGGTCAAACGTGAATGGCAACGTATAGGTTAATCCCATATCTGGATCATGCGGAAGCAATTGTAGACTAGGGCTAACAAACCCGTTGTTGAAGTTAACTCCGGTGGAGCTGACACGACGCAGGGGTAGGGCAAGTTTGTTTTTCACTGCCGTAAGAATGGCATTCATGTTTCGAGTCCCTTTAAGCGTGAAGCTTGACGGGAAGTAGGTGTTTATGATGTTAGTAATTTCATAATCTTCTAAAGGGCGCCAGTGTGTTCCCTCCCAGCGAAACAAATGCTGGGCATCTACCCCCGAATCGAATCGATGTTCGGTTTGACTGGTGAGAAAATTAACAACGTTGTGAACGATGGCCGGCAGATTAACAACCCCTTTCGCTTGGAGTCGCAATTTGTTTATTTGGCTCTCCATTTTGCTCATGTTCAGTTTCATTCCCGACTGTCGAGAGATATATCGCTTAAGCTGGTCGGACTCGAGTTTAGTGATGGTGAACGAACGGGCGATTTCTTCCATAGCACGTTGGCATGCAGCAAGCATTTTGGTCTCATCCCCGATAGCCTCGGACATTTGTTCGAAAACATACTCTTGTAACTGGCTATAATTTAATTGTGCGTCCTTTTTGGTGAACGGAATCGCGTACTTTTCCTTCAAGGTACTACCTATTTGCTTGTCCCAAGCGGGAGGGAGCTTAAGGTTGTAAGTAATACGCATTTGATAGATAAGTGAGAAAAAAGCTTGAAAATAGGCCTGTTTTTGATGATTTGGCGGGATTTCGTCAAAATTTTGACAAAAACTATCATAAAGTGCATCAATCTCTTGCAAAATGGGCAAAAGTGTCGTGTTTTCTTCACAATTGAATAAAAAATCGAAGCAAAAATGTGTGAGGTAGCTACGTATTTTTACGTCCAACTGTGTGAGAGTGTGTAATTGTTCGTTGGATTCAGCTTTATAGGGCTCTTTTTGAACCTCAATGTTGGGTAGAATATCTTCAACCAGCGTCACAATATCACTCGGGTTATATACCGGTAAGTTATCCACCATTTCTTGGGTCGGTATCTGCGTATGATTATTTAGTACGATACAAGTATCTTCGGCGAGAAACGAAAGTAACGACCCGTCGTGGCCGGTGCCAAAGAGGGTGAAGGAAGCTATATCATTTAGGGTTGCATCCGAGGGGATCTTAAAAATTAAATAGTGCATGTTCGCGGATGAAACTACCCAGCAATTGGAGGGCATGCTTTGAGTTAACGCCAATTTCAAGTCACTTTGCTGTTGCGTTAAGGCCAGCGCCCCCAGGGCATGTTCGGGTTGTTTTTCTAAAGGCAGGCCTAAAAGAATACCGCAGAGTTTATCTGCGTGAACCGATTGCCAATTCTTTTGATGTAGTGACTGGGTGGCAAGGGCAATTTTATCTTGAGGTATGGCCGGAAGTTTTGAGCGTTTGAATAACGGGATAGTTGGGACACCTACCGTAAATAGTGATTTAGATAGTGATGTGTACATTTGGCTACTCCTGATTAAGCTTCAATTTCATTTCGTCCACGAACTCGGAAAGCTGAGACGGGTCTAGGTAGCGCTCCATCATGTCGAGAATAAATGTTTTGAATACACCGAACTGCTTAATACCTGAGGCCCTTTCCTGTACGTCGAGTATTTTCTCCATTAGTGACACCATGGTTCTAAAGGTGCTTGTCATTTCACTGGTATCACGGGCGTTTAAGTCCGACTTAAAATTTTTCATATCTCGATAAAGTTGAAGCGCTTCAATCTCGAAGTCCGGCACCTCGTTAGGGTCCTCAACGTCCGAAGCGGTTACGGAGGTTGCTTTTGGTGCTGATTCAAAGAGGCTTTTTAGAAGGTCAATATCGGGGCCAGAGTATGGACAATCTTCATCGTTGAGATATTCGGGGTCTGACTCAATGAGCTTTTTCCACGTGTTAAGTGTGGTACGTAGAGCAGGGGATAATTCAGGATAAAATTTTGGCTGTTGCATCGTCGATTCCTCTTTAATTATAGGTTAAATATCATACCGCAATATTGCCTGTATAGTCCGTAAAGCGTATTCTTTAGCGAAAATAGACTAATTGACGATAATTGAGGTGGCCGTGGCTAACCAATTCCTCTTGGATTTGTATTCGACCGCTGAGGGGCGATATAACCGTGACTCTGCGGATATGACTCACGGCGAATGGATGTGTGCTAATACGTCCTTGAACAAACGCCCCTTTAGTTTCGACCGATACCCCTTCCAGAAACAAATTGCCGATGATATGCACCCTAGTTTGGATTGTATTAAGCCCTCACAGGTTGGCCTAACAGAAATCCAGATACGTAAAGCGCTTGCGATATTGAGCCGAATTCCCAATACGTCACTTATCTATACGATGCCCAACGAGAGAATGTTTAAACGTATCTCAAAGGCCCGTATTCAACCATTGATAAATTTCGATAAAGCGTTTCGTCAAGAAAGCGGGGATAAGACCAAGCAATCAATGGACTTAATGCGCGTGGGCACCAGTTTTTTGTATGTGACCGGTTCAGCGGAGGCCGATGCCACGAGTATCAATGCGGATTTTGTTTTTAACGATGAAATCGATTTAACCGACCCTGCTATGCTCTCGTTGTTTAACTCTCGTCTGCAGGGTTCAGACCATCGTATTAATCAGCGGTTTAGCACCCCCACTTATGAAGGGGTTGGGGTTGATCGAGGTTACAAGCGAAGTGACCAACATGAATACGTGATTAAGTGCCGGTGCTGCAACCATTACCAGATACCCGTTTTCAGTCGGGCTTTTGTAGCGGTGGATGGGTTGCCGGATGATTTAGAGAAGTTTGAAGATATCAGCGATGCGTTAATCGATTCGGGCCAGATTGATATTCTATCGGCCAAAGTCGTGTGTGAGAAATGTCGTAAGCCCTTAAATCTTGCGGACTATGAAAACCGTGAATGGGTAGCGAAATATCCCTCTCGAGTCTTAAACCGTGGTTATAGAGTCCGAACGTTTTCTACTCACCGATTAGATCCTCAGTATTGTTTTGCGCAGCTCTTAGACTACAAAGCGAACGATAATTTAAAAGGCTTTTACAATACGGTAAAGGGAGAACCGTACAATAACGAGGACCAAAAGTTATCCTTAAGCCAGATAAAGATGGTGATGGGAAGTCCTGCGATACCTAAACCACGGTCAGGGGAACCTCACTTTATAGGAATTGATGTGGGTGTCACATGTCATATCGTTGTTGGTAGTGGCGTAGAACCTAGAAAGATGCGAATTATTTTAGCCACATCCTGCCATATCGATCAATTAAACGGGCTTGTGAAAAAGCTTGATGAACAATACAACTTTGTTGGGGGTGGGGTAGATAGATATCCTTACACGCCCACCAGTAACGGGCTACGGGAAGGTAGCTTTGGTCGTATTATGCCTGTGCATTATCATGGTAGTAAGGAAGTTGTCGAGGATAAGAACGCGTTAGGTGATGTGGATTATATCAAGGTTAATCGAACGGATATGTTAGACCATGTGGCCACAGGTATTAGAAACCTTACGTGGTCTATTGAGGGTTATACCAGCAACAAAGAAAAAATAGAATCGCACCTTCAAGATATGATACGCGAGGAAGTGGAAGAAGCTCAAGCCGTATGGGTGAAGCTTTCAGGGAAAGATCACTTTTTTCATGCAATGGCGTATCTTTGTGCCGGTGTCTCTTACAAAATTATTAAAGATGGCCTAGAAGGTTGGACCAACGTGAATACTGATATATCAGGCGTCACTCAAGGGGGCGGCGGGGTCCTTTTAGGCAACACGGAAATGGATATTTTTGGCACAACCAATTTAATCGGGTATTCTGGGGCGAATGCGCGAGATAAGATAATTCGCCGACATAAATAATTTGGGAAATCGACGATGGCCGAAACAATTTTAAATAAGTTGAAAGTAATAGTACCTAATCGGTTTAAGCCGAAGGGGAATACTCAAACGGCGACATATAACGCCGAAAACAACACCGAAGTCCTATCGCTCCCAGATTATCGAGAACACCTAGAGGACCTTATTTCTACGCGGACGGAAAAAACGTCGCAAGAATTAGTGTTGAATTTGGTTAAGTCAGACCCCGATGCCTCGGCGGCGCTAGGCGCGTATCTTACCACCGCGGGGAGCTCTACCCCTTATCTTATCGTCCGTGACCCCGATGGCGCTATTGACCGTGACGGGGCTAAAATCGTGAATGAATTAATCGAGGCCTTGGAAACGCGTCGAGATTATTCAAAAGGTTATATACGTAAAAAGACGCTCCGAGAACTTGCCGAAGAATTCCGCTATATGTTGTTGGCCCGTGGGGGTATTGGGTGTGAAACGGTGTTTGGCGACCAGTTAGAATTAACCGAACTTAGGCAAGTTGATATGGGGAGTATCCGCTGGCAAGAGAAAGAGCCTGGGAAGATGATACCTTGGCAAGATCAAGGGGGTGGTGACCCGATAAAAATGGATATCCCAACATTCTTCATTGCATGGTACCGGAAACCGCCTACGGAAGCTTACGGCCATAGCCCCTTTATCAGTGCGATTAATACCATGGCAGCACGACAACAGGTGATTAACGACTTATACCGTATCATGCAGGTAACAGGCTTTCCTCGTATTACCATTAAGGTTTTAGAAGAAGTCCTTGTTAGAAATGCCCCCGCGGATGCGCGAGCGGATATTAGTAAGATGCGTCAGTATATCTCGCAGAGCCGACAAAGTATTGCCACTCAGTTCGCATCAATTCGCCCAGACCAACCAATAGCCCACACGGACAGTTCTGAAATTGGTATGCTGAATGAAAAGAACCCCGCCACAGGACTCAAGATACAAGAAGTTATCGACACGTTGAACGCGCAGAATCAAGCGGGATTAAAAACTATGGCCACGGTATTAGGTCGCGGGGAATCTGGGGTTAATACGGCAACGGTTGAAGCGAACCTGTTTGCGAAGAATGCTGACAGCTTAAATGAGCCTATCGGTGAAATACTCGGAAGTATGCTAACCATGGCCTTACGGCTACAAGGGTCAGAAAGTCGAGTTATCGTTCGCTACCCGAATATCGATTTGCGTTCGGAACTAGAGCTCGAAGCGCAATTAAATCTAAAAGCGAACCGGTTAAGAGTCGATTTAAGTGACGGGTTAATTACCGACGACGACTATCATATTGCAATGTACCGACGTATTCGACCGGATGCGGTACCAGAGTTAACGGGTACCGGTTTTGCGAATATAAAAATGGACGTAGATGAGGAAAAAGTTTCCCCGAATTCTGACCCCGCAGGTCGCTCCGTAAGTAGAGCCTCAGATAAGAGCAGCAAGTCTAAAGCAAACCAGAGTTAAGGTTAATTTTTAATCGGACTTGGCAACGTGATTAAAAAGTCCTAATATAATCGAAAATATGGATGGAAATCGACGATGGCTAAACGGCTAACTCTCACCGAGCGTATCAAAGCGCTAATCACCGAAGCAGCGGGTGATGAAATAGACTTTTCTCAAATTGCAGCGTATGAATCCGTTGCGGCTTCCACTCGCCCGATTAACCAACCCCATACAGCTTACCATGGCGCAATAATGACAGAAGGATTTCTGTCTCAGATGGCCACCGCCTACAAAGAAGAAAGTGTTCCTATTCAGGTAATGCACAACGGCCAGATGCTTCCGGTAGGTAAAGTATTTGCCGCTGAGACGTTTTCTGCCGACGAGGGGCATACCGACTTAAACGTATTATTCTATGTCGATGCTAATAGTCAGTATGCGCGGGATATTGATCTCGCTATTCTTGATGAAGTTTCCATCGGCGCGGCTTCCACCCACGCTTATTGTTCCGAGTGTAGTTTCGACTACATGGAAGAAGGTAACGAAATGAGTTTTTGGTACCGTGAATGTGACAACGGACACCAAATAGGTAAAGACGGGGTTCATTTACGTCTTACGGAATTACGCGCATGGAAAGAATTATCGCTGGTCAATAAAGGGGCCAGCAATAAACCGAAGATACTTGGCTCTGCCAAGCAACGTTTGGGCAAAGACGCATATAACCAGCTTGCCGCTTCACATAGTAACCCCGAAGCGGTTCAGTTTAGTTATTTGGCTTGCTCACCTACTCAAAGTGAAACAACAGGTGAAACTATGGATTTATCAGCACTAAGTAATCAAGTTTCTACGTTGTCCGCAGCTAATGGCAAGCTGGAATTAAAACTGGAAACGGCTGAATCGGCGTTAGAAGCGTCTCAGACGGAAGTTGCCAAGCTCAAAGGACAAATAGAAACTTTAGAAGCACAAGTCGAAGCCGGTTCAGACTCGAAGTTAAAAACTGAGCTTACGGAAGCGAAAACAAGCCTTGAGGCCGCGAAAAAAATCGTTGGTTGTTTTGACGAACAACTTAAGGTTGCCGCAGTGGCCGCAGGGTTGGAATTCTCTGAGGATGCTACGGCGGACGAGAAAATAGAGCTTTTGAAAAAGGCTCAAATTAAACTGGCAGCTATTCCTCGCGGTGGCGTCTCTCAAGGTGCTGGCGCACCGGAAGACGACAATATTCGTGTTGTATCTGCCGCGCATAACAGTGCGTTTGTTTCTAATCGATAAGGGGAAAAGTCATGCAAATTGGCCAATTACAACATAAGGGTATCCGTACTGAATCCGCGGCAGCATCATTCTATCTGGATACGAGTATTACAGGGTATTCCGACATTGGTAAACCCGTGAGTATTACGGATGATTTTACCGTAGGCTTTGGTGCCGACGGTGCTGAAATTATAGGTTACCTCGAGTCTTATGAAGATCGTATTACCGAGACTGTAAAGATGGGGGGGGTTAATTGGCATATGTGCGCGGAGTTCACGTACACCGGAACAGACCCCACAGCAGGTTCCCATGTGGTTGCGGATGGCGCGGGTAACGTAAAACTTGCGGGAGCTGGCGCAGGTTTAAATACTCTTGTGTGTGCTGTAGACACCACGAACAAAGTGGTTTCAATAATTTTCCGTTAAGTCGGGAATGATTGAACCAACTCTTTAGAATTTACAATTTGGAGATCGACGATGCAGGCACAAAACCTAAGTCAGATTAAACGCGCCCCTTTAGCGGTAGTACTAAATGGAATTGACAGCGACGACCAAGAAGTCTCTCGCCGTGCAGGGGTAAGGCTAGTTCAAGAAGCCAAAAAGTACGGCATCAATGTCCGTGATTACTTAAACCTTTCGGTTGATGTACACGCGTCTAACGATGAGAAAGCTGGTAAGCATTTCCGTCTAGGTAACGGTCAATATATGACTGGCTATCAAGCGGCTATTGTGGACCTTAACCTCCCGTTTAAAAACGCGTTTGAAGAAGGTATCACCCTCCAAGCCGCGGCGGATACTTTTAGTGCTCGCCCTGGGTCCCGAGCGCTATTCCCCGAAGTTATCGACGATATGCTTCAATGGAATAGTCGCCAAGATATGTTTGAGTCTACGGCCCCGATGGTTGCCCAAACCCGAACTATTTCAGGTACCGAACTTATCACTACGGCTATTTTTGACGACCAAGGCGAGTTGAATACGTCGCCTCTAGCAGAATTAGCCAACATTCCGATGCAGACTATCACCAGCTCTGATAAATCCGTCCGATTCTTCAAGCATGGTTCAGGTATTCGTACTTCGTATGAATTTGAGCGTCGTGTCAGCCTTGATATCTTAACCCCTTATGCGGCTCGTATTGCGCGTAATAAAGAAATCAGCAAAGTGAAAATGGCGACCAACCTGTTAATTAACGGGGATGGTGTACATGGTGCTGCCGAGGTTGTTGCCGCGTCAGATTATAAGAACTGGGACGTAACAGGGGGTAAATCGCTTAAAGACAACTATGTTGCTTTAGCCGATTTCTTTGCTCGTCGTGCGCGTAAAGGTACCCCTGTAGACATTATCGTGGGCAACTACGATATGTGGCTAGAAATGTTCTTAATGTTCTTGCCAACGCAACCTAACGGTAAGTCAACGGCGGAAGTCCTACAAGAAAGAGGTGGCCCTAAGGTTGCCTTGATGATGGATTTCCTTAACGGCGTGAACTTCCATATTTCGAGCTCTGCGCCAACCGGAAAACTTATCTGCTATTCAAAAGCGGATACGTTAGAAGAATTGATCGAAGCAGGGTCGGTTCTGTCTGAGTCTGAAACCGCGATTAAGAACCAGTCAATTACTTACGTGAAAACTGAAAACTCCGGTTATCGCCTCGTTTACGGCGACACACGTGTCGTTTTCGACACCCTGGCATAACCAACGATGGCGCCCTTCGGGGCGCTTTTTAGGAGACTAGAATGAAAAATATACTCGTAGAAACCACGGGCGCCTTTATGCTGATGACACGTTTTGGGGAAGTGAGCGCATTTCGCCCTAGTGTGATAAAGCATTCTCAAGAGATAAACCAGTTTGTTTCTCAAGACCAAATCAAGGTTTTGCACAAGGAGCTCCCTGAGAATGCGGACGATGCAGGGTTTTATTCCTTTTATAAAGCCCATGATAAGGACTGGGAAGCGGCCCTAGAGAACTATATCCATTCGTTAGAAGGTACTGGCGAAGATAGTTTGGACTATGCCACTAAGGACGGTGCTACTAAGGACGATGCCACTAAGGACGGTGCTACTAAGGACGATGCTACTAAGGACGGTGCTACTAAGGACGATGCCACCAAGGACGGTGCCACCAAGGACGGTGCTACTAAGCCAACCACTAGGAAAACTGGGACTCAAGCCACTAAAGCTCAGTCTTAAGGTGTAACCATGATAACAGTCTCAAATAATGATCCTTTACCGCTGTCTGAGTTTCAAATAGGGGATTACATTTTTACGCCGGACTTTGGGACTGTAGATATTCGCATCACGGATAGTAAGGGTGTAGTAGTTCATGAAACGAGTGTGTCCTTCGATGCTGATTTTAGCATCCCTCAAGACCTCCTGACAGTCAGCGGCAGTGAGGTTTTGAGTTTTTTTAAGCTTACCGTAAAGTTTAGTAGTGAAAATAGATTACGTATTCTCACAGATATTATTCGTGTTTATACGGAGATACTTATTACCGTACAACCCTCACAGGTTAGGACGTTGTTAGGGTTATTCTCAGAAGAACTTCCTGATGAAGAAATAGATTTTATTGGCTCCTACAGTGAGTTGGTAGAAGATATTGGTGAAACGTTCTTAGAAGACACCAGCGCAAGAATAAATAAATTAATACTATTGCATGAAGCTATGCGTCACGCCGTATCCCTCGAGTTAAAAACGTTGAAGTCTAACGAGCTAGACGACACGAAGAAATCACGTCTCTCGAGCATCAACATCCCCGCATTGCAGAAAAAAATAGAATCTCAATATTGGGCCCATAAGCTAACGTTTGAGGGTGTAGACCCGCTACCAGAAGAAAACCTTATTGAGTTCATTACTCGAACAGACCCGTTCACGGGTGAAGACTCATGAATATCTTTACCAAGTATCGTTGTGGCAATCGAGTGGTGGAAGCGAAAGCGACTTCTCCTTCTGATAAACTTTACACTTTGGTCCCCACCCGAGCACTCATTCATATCCCCAAGCGTTACGGTTTAAAGGGGGGGGGATGTAATAAGCAAACCCGAGGGACGTTCTTGGTTGCTGGCCGAGCATCATAGCTATGGCCATAATGATGTTTTTGTGGGTTTAGCCATAAATTATAGTGTTAAGGTTGTTTATTCAATACGTTTAAAACATCCAGTGACCGGTCTGGAGACAAATGGTTTTTCTCCAAAAGCTAAGACCTACGACTGTGTTAAAGAAGTTCAAACTCCCGAAGAAGTGAAAGGGTTAACAGTAAGTAAAGAAGTTTATTACTTTGCGGCCCCCATCCCAAAAGATTGCAAAATAGACGGTAAGCCAGTATTAAAAGTAATTTTTTCCTCCGGCATCTATCGCGTTGAGGTGTAATCATGTCGGTTACGGCGGATTTTCAAGCCCAGTTCGAAGCCCTTGTTACAGGATTAACCGAAGGGGAAACGGCCTTTGTTCGAAGTGAAATAGAGACTGCAACAGTCGAATTCTTAAAGAATGTCTTTACCTCCCTCGCCGGAGTGTTAAATAGTATGTCGAAAACCGCCAAGGTAATTCAATACCCTCCGAATGCCTTTGGGTATGGTGGTAAAAGTTCACCTATTAGCCCACGGTGGCAGATTAGGAAAAACAAGGATTTTAATAAACCCCCCTTAACCGATGAGCCCTATCTGTTTCGATGGCAGAATGAGATTGATGGTCCTAGAAAAGAAACCTCGTTGGTGAATTTACTTACCCGCTTGGGGGGAGATGATGATGTAGGCGCGGAACTTTACACGGGTTTAGGTGGCTTGACACTATCACCCATTGCGTCGGGCGCTAAGTCCTTAAAGTCGGGGCTTAGAGTTTCAGGATGGACGGGAAAAGCTTACAACCCTAAGACCAAAGAATATGTCTCATGGAAAGATGCCGTAGACCCTGCGGTAAATCATTACCTTCGGCAAGGAGCTTTACAGGCCAAGAACGGGGTGAAAATACGTACGGATAACCGTGTAACGGTTGAGGGTCGAAGCGGCTGGATATCGATACAAAGGGCCGTAGTTGAAGGTTTAGTAAGTGCGGGGATCTCGGTTTCCTATCTTGCCAAACTTAATACTTTTACAGGGGCTAATTCCACCTATGACGATTTAGCGGATTTGATGGGAGAATTAGGCATACTTACCGAAAAAGAAAATTTTAAGATTGGTTTCCTTCACAAATATAACCACGCGATATTGTTACCATATTTCGGTGGGTTGCTGGCCGGAACGGGTAAAGATTCGCTTACCGGTTATCTACAACGAGAGGGTGTCCTTTAAATGGCCCAATATATAAATATACAAAGCTCAGTACTGCGATTTTGCAAAGATAGTGCGGGTATTTTGAAAACACTTACAGGGAGTAATTTCGAGAGCTTAAACCTTGACGCGTTTTCTAACGAGGATGATTTACCCGACGGTGATCTTATTGGGATAGAGAACTTGGCAATGCAATCAGCGTCGGATTCCTCACCTTTGGACTCGTTATCCGCATCCGTAACCCTAAGTACAGTTTCGGACATAAACAATATGCGCTTAAGTAAAGCCATAGATTATATCTATGAATGCTTAAGACCCACAAAATCCTTTATTCTTTATGATGAATCAACCGCCGCTAGGCTGGGCCAAATTACGTGTGTAAGAATGACCCAGATACTACCAGTACAGGACGGGAAGAATGGAAGGGTGTTTCAATCAGTTATTTTTCAAGCGTCCGCGCTGGATGAGTCACAAAACTGAGTTAAACCTAAATGTCTAAGACTTGTACAAACAGCAATTTGAAAAGCCTGTGGACGGGTGTATAGTGTTCTTTGGCAGTACTTATCCAGACGTTCCAGTGATTTTTTCTGGAGTCTTAAAGTAAAGCTTTTAGATGATTCCGACATAGGGACAGACCGCATATCTATAGGACTTAAGTTATTGTCCAAAAAGTGGTCTAATAAAGCCCTTAATTTATCAGCGCTCGATTCTCCATCAATAGGAGCTTGAGCGGCGGTAATTAAAATGTTCGTGGGTGTGATGATTGTTATTGGTGTTAATTTTGCCATGATTCATCCTCCTTCAACAAGGTATCAATAGTAACCTAAAATTTGGAGATTGACGATGGCTGGTGAAGCTAAAACCACTAATTTTATGTTGGGTACTGCCACAGTAATGATTGGTAAACCCGAAGAATTATACGACCTTAACCCAGAACAACATTCGGTTGGTCTAGTTAAGAATTTCACAATCGAATCGCAAAAAGAAAGTACCGACCTTCCTCAAGGCCGTACTAACGAGATTGCGTTCTCTATTACCACGGGATCTACTACCCGAGGTACCTTTGAAATGTACGAATACACCGAGCAAAACTTAGCCTATGCGTTAGGTTTAGACGGTGGTGAGCTGGTTGAAGTTACCGGCGATGCCCATGTGCTATCGGCTGAGGCTTCATTTGCTTCGGGGACTGCAACCCTACAGCTTATTGACGGTGTTGGCCAAAATGTGGAAGTCGGTAATACGGTAAGTGTTCGTGATGAAGTATCTGAAAATATTGTTATTGCGAAGGTTACGGACGTTACTGGTATTTCGGAGGGTACCGCGACAACGGCCACGATTGAACTAACAATCCCTGATAGCGATTCTACTCAGACCTTAGCCGCGGGTTCTTATGTCTCGGTAGTTAATGTCCTGGACTTAGGCTCAACCTCCGACGAGCTTCGTTACGCAGCAAAAGTTATCGGGCAGCTCGCTAATGGTATTTGGGTTACCTTCCTTATCCCTAAATTCCGTGTGAGTTCTGGACTAACGATGGCCTTTGGTACGGACAACTTCGGGAATATCCCTTTTGAGTTCACGCCGATTCGTGTTAACCCTACAGACCCGTACTATGCGGAGTTTAAAGGTAAAACGGGTAAAATGCTTAAAGATTCGGTTAAGGCCCCTCTAAGCTAGGTCTATTGGGCCAATAATATAACTAAGGCCCTTCGGGGCCTTTTTTAAGGAAATCGACGATGAGTGACGCACTGAAAACCACTTTTATTATCAAGATTAATGATAGTGAAAAAGAAGTATTTATGAGCTTTGCCCTCTTAAATACTATTACAGGTTATTTCGAAAACCCTGAACAATTGAGTGAAATTTTTCTTAACCCCCAGGTTAGGGAAAGTATCTTGGTTGAACTCTTGTCTGAACGAAACCCCACGGGGCGGATAACTAAGCAACTTAATACGTCAAGCTTACTTATTGACCCTAACGACGTATTGGATTTGCTTGAATGGGTGGCGGAGCACGTTGAAAATTTTTTTACTCAGGCCTTCAAGAAGGCCAATCAAAGATTGAAAGCGAAGATGAAAGCCCCGAATGCTTAGAAATCTTCAATAGTTGGTACTTGAAATTAAGTTTCGAAGAACGTTTGTGTTTCGTTTTTGAAACGGCACCTAGCCGGTTGCCTGAAATATTTTGGAGCTATACCGACCACGATATAAAAACCCAAACAAAACTCAAACTCGGGTTACGGGTCGTCACTATGACACAAGAATATGTGACGTTATTAAATGCTGCGGGAGCTATTTTCGGGGGCGGCAATTCGAAAGGAACTAAGGCCACACCCAAAGGTCGCATACCAAAAGACGAAAATGAGGCTATGGCTCTGGCTCAAGCAGTGTTCAGCTAACAATCAGGGGAATCGACGATGGCTAAAGGTAGCTCCGCATCTAATACTATCCGTAAAACACTTCTAAACTTCACCATTGACGGTAACTCACAAAAGCAAATCGAATCGCTAGTTAAGGAATTTGAAAAACTCGAGCGGGTGACGAAAAGCTCGAGTAAGCAGTTGCAGGGGTATTTGGCTCAGATCCCCGATACTCCCGCGGGTCGTGAAAAGCTTGCTTCAAATGCTAAGAACGAAGTCAACACCCAGCGTAAAATTCTCCAAGAAAATGAGAAGAATGCTAAGGCGATACTTGACCAACTGGCCCTCACTATTGGTAAAGGGTTAAATCCTCAGCAACAGCAACAGTTGTTAAAAGGGCTAAATACGGCAATGGGTGAAATCACCGGCCGATTTACGAAACAAGCCCAAGAGCAAGCTAAAAAAATGGCTGCGTCTCTGGATACTTATTACAAGAAACAATTTGATAGCAACCCCACGATTAAGCGTCGCCGCCAGATTGACCCTAATGCGGTTCGTGATTACAACCAGCGAGATTTAGCGAATGCTTTGGCCAGTCAGCGTATTTTTAGAAAAGGGGCGAGTGAGGCTTTAAAAGATGCGCAACGGTTGGGTGACACCGAGGCCATCGCGAGATTCAAAAAGAAATTACAGAGTTTGGACGCGGGTCTTACTGCGGCTGAAAAGCAGTTAAAGAAATTTGAAACTACCGCCAGCGAGGCCGCTAAACAATCAACCAAGGTACGTAAAGAGGCGGAGCGTAAAACGCTTGCTGACTACCGTAGGGAGGCGCTACGCCTTGACCCCACGGTTCCTAAGACAGATCCATTACGAAAAGACGCCTTACGGTCGCTAACTCGGGACCAAATCCAAGTTGAGATAGATAAGAATAAGGTTTTAAAACGCGCTGCGGACTCGGCTTTAAAACAAGGGTTGACGGCAGGTGACACCTCTTTAATACGGGATAGTAGCAAAGCCTTAAAAGAACTTAAGCATAGTACCAAAGAAGCTAAAGAACAGCTTTCCCAGCTAACTATTGAGAGTCGTAAAGCGGCAGATGCCGAGAAAAAAGCTCAGCAAAAAGCGGCGTCTCTGGATACCTATTACAAGAAACAATTTGATAGCAATCCCGCGATTAAGCGTCGCCGCCAGATTGACCCTAATGCGGTTCGTGATTACAACCAGCGAGATTTAGCGAATGCTTTGGCCAGTCAGCGTATTTTTAGAAAAGGGGCGAGTGATGCTTTAAAAGACGCGCAACGGTTGGGTGATACGGACGCTATCCCTAAATTCAAAAAGAACTTACTACGTTTAGATGCCGGTATTGCTGCGGCTGAAAAGCAGTTAAAGAAATTTGAAGATACGACCAGAGAGGCCGCTAAACAATCAAACAAGGCACGTAACGAGGCGGAGCGTAAAACTCTTGCGGACTACCGTAGGGAGGCGCTACGTCTTGATCCCACTGTCCCTAAGACAGACCCGTTGAGAGGGGGTAGTTTACGCTCTCTCACTCGAGATCAAATCCAAGTTGAGCTGGATAAAAATAAAGTCTTAAAAGGTGCGGCAGATAAAGCTTTAAAGCAAGGGTTGGACACAGGTAACACAGCATTAGTAAGGGATAGTAGCAAAGCCTTAAAAGAACTTAAGAAAAGTACCAACGAAGCTAAAGAACAACTTAAGGCCCTTACCAGACAAAGCCGTGAAGCCGAACAGCTAGAACGGGAGAAAATTAAGGGAGCTAAAGCTAAGGCCCCTGTCACTGAGCAGCAACGCGTAAACCGAAGAATTGAACAGATACAGCAAGCGAGAACAAACCAACGTCTCGATGGGGGTGCTCAGTTATTTCGAAACCAAGGGCAACTTCTACGTAACTATGCGGTTATGGGTGCGGGTATCGGAGGGATTACGACCTCGGCGATATTCTCCACCGAGCTTGACCGGCAGTTTAAGCAGCTCCAGTCGATAGTTAACCTTACCAATGTGGAAATGGAAGAACTTTCGACAAATCTTATTGATGTGTCGGAGAAAACGAAGTTTACGGCTACCGAGGTTGCGGATGCGGCGATTACACTGGGTCAGGCCGGTTTAGGTCAAAAGGATATTCAAAATGCGATAGAGGGCGTTACACTCTTTGCTACCGCCGTAGGTTCAGATTTAAAAAGCGCCGTAGACCTCGCCACGTCCACGCTGGGGGTATTTAATAAAGATAGTTCTCAGATGCTTAATATCGTGGACAAAATGACGACCGCGGTAAACAACTCGAAACTAAACCTCGACAAACTGACTTTAGGTTTGCAGTACTCGGGTAACCTTGCGGCTCAGTCGAATGTGACCTTTGAAGAAACAGTCTCGGCGTTAGGTGCAATGGCCAACTCAGGGATTAGAGCGGGTTCAACGTTGGGCACAGGTTTACGTCAAATAATTATTTCGTTACAGAAGCCCTCAGACACATTTATACGAACGGTTCAGGCCTTAGGTATTTCAATGTCTGATCTTGATATCACTGCCCATGGTTTAATCCCTGTGATGCGAACTCTCGCAGAGCGAGGGTTTACCGTTCGTGACGCCATGGAGAGTATGGAAGTTCGGGCAGCATCAGCCTACGGGGCCTTTGCCAACAACATTGAAGTTGCGGAGGAATTAAGCGAACAAATGCGTATTGGTGGTTCTTCGGCGCGAGCGAACGAAACCCAGATGGGTGCGTTGTCTAACCAGTTAGCGCGATTAAGCTCTATCAGTAAGTCGATTGTTTATGAGTCTCTTGAACCCCTCTTAGATGTTATAACCGGTTTAACTGAAACCACGGCGGACTTTTTATCCGTGGTACGTGATTTAGGCCCCGCGCTAAGTGTGCTGGCGGTTCCTGCGTCAATCTTCGGTAGCTTACTGGCTTCACGTAGCGTACTGAGTCTTGGTGCGGGTTTGTTGGGTGGGGTGGAAATGCTCACAGGGGGCGGCAAAAAGGGAAAATCTAAAGGTAATATTTTCTCTCGTCTTATCAATGTCGCGAAAGGCCGTGGTGTAGGCCGTGCTGTAGGTTTAGCAGCCCGTGCTATACCTGGGGTGGGTACTGCTACCCTGTTAGGTACTGGTGCCGTGTATGGGTACCAATACTTAGATGGTCGTCAACGAGCAAATGATCGTGTTGATAATACTCAGGCGAGGCTTAATCAAGGCCAAGCTGAAACAAAAGCCTACCAAGACCAACTTAAGAAAGTTGGTGGGACGATTGACACACTTATACTTAAGCAACATAACCTCGCGGATAATGATGCTCTGCAGCGTGAGATTCGTCGGTTAAATGATGAATTCCGCCAGCAAGGTCTCTATATCGATTCCTCGGTGGATAGCTACGATAAACTCATTGCGAAAATGCTTGAGTTCGAAACGTCTACGCGCAACGGTGTTAATTATCTGCAGAAAAATAACCGTCGCTTTTACCTAGAAAACAGTGAAGCTAAGCGTTCTGAGATTTTTTCAACAGGGTGGTTTGATTCTGATGCCGAGCGATTACTTACTGGACAAACAAACCCTTTGGCCAATGGCCAGAACTCCCAGCGTAATGCTGCAACGTCAAGACGCCGAGGACAAAATGCGGGGGTTTCTAATTTTTACAATAAAATAATTGCTTCGGTACTGCCTACGTTCTTTGAGGATTTGCAGGAAATTAATGATGAAATAAAGAATGTTGATTTGACAAAGGAAGGGGCGCTGTCGCAAGTAAAAAAGGCGAGAAGTAAAACGCGGGAACTTGAAGGTGAGCTCACCCGTATCCTAAACCAATCGCCGGAGCAGTTAGATGCCCTTATGGGGCAGTTTAAGCTTGAGGGTAAGGCGCGAGAAAACGCCGAGAAATATATCGAGGACCTTGCAGCGGCCATGCTATCTCGGGCCAATGTTCTTTTGGATATAGAAACGAATCAAAAAGAGTGGGATAGCTTAGATCCTGAGAAGATAGAAGGCGACCGCGAACTGTCGGAGTTTATATTAACGAGGCGTCGTGACGGGCTCAATGGGATTGCTGATATTTCTCAGGATATCGAAGGGTTATTTAAGGAAGATGAAAACCACGAGACGAGTGATTATTTAGACACGTTCAAAAAGGTACGAGATATCGTAAGAGACCGTCTTACCCAGCTTGTAGAGCATGAAGCTGAGACGATTTCCGAGTTAACCGAACGGGGTGTGGCTAATCCTCGTCTGGTTCTTCAAGAGCAAGGATACTTTCAGGCTCAAGGGAATGCTCGGGGCCGGTTAGAAAAGTACTTACAATCTGCGGCACTTTCGGCGAGACCGGATGCTAACCTAACGTACCCCGCTCGGTTAGCTGAATTGGATAAAGAAATTGAGGTTTTGAAAGAACGGCTGCGTCAAGTTACCGACCGAGATACGTCCGACGAAATAAAGAACAAGCTTAAAACACTGAACACAGAACGCGAAACGGTTGCGAATGAGCAAGACACTTTATTTGCAGCCATCGATGGCAATTCTCCGGTTTCGGTAGCCCAGCGTGATAGAGAATTAAAGGCCCGTATCAAATTCGCTAATGAGCAGTTTGATGCCCTTCAAGAAAAGACCCTAATTAGGGAGAGCTTTGAACAATCACTCTTAGCAAAAGAGAACATCGACCCTCGCCAGTTTAGGCTTTTAGGGGATGATGATGAATTGTCTCGGTTGTTGTCTGATGTGGTTAATGAACAACGCACCAGTATTTCTAACCAGTTAAAAGAGGTGCGCCTTTCGGCGGAGGAACTTCGTAGGCTCTCGGAGGATAAGCTGCGTGAGTCAAATGAGTATGTTGCTATTGCTGAAAATGACGGGTATACCGACGAGACGCGGGAAAGGGCCTCAGGGATTGCGAACGAACTTAAGACCCAAGCCACGGAGCTCGAGCGCTCGGCAATTGAGTTAGAAGAACAAGGGGTACTAACAGCCAAAGAGGCGCTTGCGGATTTTGCGGAGTATCTTAAAAGAACGATTATTGACAACCCTGATTTAACAGGGGGCCGGAGTTCGATAAAGGCCACGAAGGCGGTCGAGAGCATTGAGTCTGAAACCTTGTCGCTAGACTCAAATCTTATTGATTTGTCCCAAGCCTCGAAAGATGCAGATTTAAGCCTACGCGACTTCCGTATGAAAATGGAGGACGTCACTCGAGCTATATCTATGAGTCCTTATGAGACGGACAAATACAATAAAGTTGGGGCTGCGATATATGGTCGTTCTTATAGACCATTAAACGGTACCGGTGTAGATGAAAACTATGCCGGAGCCAACGAAGGGTCTCTAGGGTCTAGCTTGAGTAACGCGGGGCAGTACGTTGTTGATGATGTAAATAAGCATTATCGAAGCTACGATATGCTTAAGCAAATGACCCTAGAGGCGACCGAGGCCGCTAAAGGGTTAGGACAGGCATTTGGTGATACCTTCACGGATTTAGTTACAGGGGCACAAAGTGGTGAAAATGCTATTCGTAGTTTAGGCGCCAGTATCTTAACCCAGATGGCCAATATTGCTTCACAAGCTGTTGCGAACCAACTGATCAGTTCAATATTTTCTATGATAGGTTTGGGTGGTGGTGCCGCGAACGTAGGAGGGATGGCTTCAACGGGGGCGGTAGGTAACTTGGCGGGGCTTCGCTTTACAGGGGGGCCAATCCTTGCGGGTTCTTATAAGGTTGGTGGTTTGATTACGGCGGGGATGGATACCCGAGATTCCACTTATGCGAAAGTGAGCCGAGGTGAGTTTATTTTACGTAAACCCTCGGTGGATGCCCTAGGGATTGAAAACGTTCGGGCGCTTAACTCGGTGGACAAATCCACGATTAAACAAAAAGAAGCGTCCACACTTAAAGCGAAAGAAACTATTTCCCAAATAAGTTCCACGGAATCGGGGGAGGTAAATGTGTATGTTATGTCGGAGAAAGCACAACCCCAGTTAGGCCCGAATGACGTTAAAGTAATTATTGGCGACGACATTGCTAGAGACGGGGAAATCGCCACGTTAATAGCATCAATTCCTAGAGGTAAGAACAAATGAGCTTAGAAGTTTTTGACTTTCCGTATCACAAGGTTTCTTATTCGTATCGTGAACGTTCCTCTAGGATCACGCTCGGTAATGATTGGGAGTATGTAACCAAGCCCTCAACGCCAGTATCTCGATTATTTAAGCTGTCGTTTGAAGCTATGAAATCTTTTGAAACACCTCAAACTTTATCGCCGATGGAACGTAGATATAGTATTGATCACTTAGATGATTTTTACCAAAGACATGAACTTTGGAGTGAATTTTTATACAACCATCATAGGTTTGGAAATGTCGTGGTTCGTTTTGATTCACCGTTACAAGTCCCTGAGGGCTATACCGAAGGTGATGGGGTATCACTCCCTTTTATTGTCACATTAAGAGAGATTCCACTTTAGTCTTTAGTATAAAATTTATTTTTCGATATATTTTTATTGACAAGTGAATCAAAAACACCTAATCTTGAAGTCGGTTAGCAGCCCACGTGGCTCCTAATTATCGTCGATTTCCAAATTAACGCCCTAGCTTTTAGCTAGGGTGTTCTATTTTGGCGCTTGAAAAATATTCAATCCTTTATTGTTTTCGGTATACTGAGGCAAATTTAAAGGAAATCGACGATGAAAGAACTCTCTAACGAGGTGCGGTCTCAACGACATTCTTTGACCCCCGACGAACTAACTACCTACCTACAATTAGAGATAGATGATCCTGATGGCGCTCCCGTCGTTATCCGACTTACGGATAAGAAAACCACCGACTGGAATGGAGTTACATGGGTTAAATCACCTTTCCAGCTTTCAGGGGTTTCTAAAAATTCAAGCAGCGAACGAAATCGGCCAAGTCTAACGTTACCGAATGAAGGCGGCATTTATAGTTACTATATAAATCGAAGCTTGCTGGAAGATGCAATTGTAACTCGTTATAAAGCTATGCCCCATGAGTCGGCCAGTTCCCTTGTTTCTAAGCACGTATATTACGTATCTCACCCGAGTAATATCGCGGGGGACCTACTTACTCTGCAATTGCGCCGGTTATCGGATGCCAACAAATATCAAATCCCCCCGAACCGGTATACTCAACCCGAGTTTAGTACGGTGATAGTATGATGAATGACTTAACCCCTTATCTTGGTCGCCCTTATGAGCAAGGTATTGTTGATTGCTTTACCGTGGTGCAAGACTTTTATAAAGACAAGTATCAAATATTGGTGCGCAACTACGCACGTCCGGCCAATTGGGCAGGGGTCCCAGGCCTCGACTTCTTTACCGATAAGTTTGAAGCCGAAGGTTTCGAGGATACGGGTAACTCCGCACATCGTGTTCGTTATGGTGACGTTCTTATGATGCGTATCGCTGGAAGCGAGGTTGTAAATCATGTGGCGATATATGTGGGACGTCAAAAGATCCTACACCATTTGGAAGGTCGTTTAAGTGAGGTTGTTGATTATAGTCCCCGCTGGCGTAACCGTGTAGTGAAAGTAGTCCGTCATAATCAGATAGAAACGATGCTAACTGCCGAAGTATTTCGTAATCTTCATAAAGGACTCCCTGCCCACTTAAAAGCGAAGCTAAGGGGTAAAACGATATGAAGGAACTGAAACAATATTGGGGCTCTGAGTTCGAGCGTTGTGGTTTCATCTTAAAATCAGGGGAGATTGTCGAGGTTACTAATATCGCTAACAACCCTGAAAAAGAATTTCAGGTCTCAGATGAGGACTTCGAAAAATATTACGCCGACACTGTGGCGTCATGGCACACTCACACGGATACTTTTTCAAATCTAAGCTTGTCGGATTATTATACTTTTTTAGCTCTACCTGAATGGAAGCATTGGATAGTCTCTCAACATAAAACCGTTCAATTTTATGTCGAGGGTAAAGACGTATTTGTAGGGGAGGTTATCCCACATGGTGACGATTAAATTAGTAGGTTTTAATAAGAAAATCCCTCAAGAGATAAAAACCGAAGCTACGAGCTATCGTGAAGCTTTAGAGGCTTTAAAGATGCAAGAAGGTTTTAACCCTAGAACGTCTAAAGTTCGTTACGTGTGTGAAATCCCTGAGGTAAAATCAATTATTGACTTAGATGAACCTGTAGCTAATGGCCTATTAACCTTGAAGCGAAAGCAAACCCTCAATACGTTGCGGGGCTTTCAAGGTAGTGGTGAAAGTAACGGATGGGTTAAAGTGATTGTAGGCGTCGTTTTAATTGCCGTGGCTGTTTATATGCCCACGGTTTCAGCGGGGTTCGCTGCGCTAGGTTCTGCTGGGATGGTAAATCTTAATCTTCTTATAGGAAGCGTAGGGCTAGCGTTTATTTCTGGGGGTATTGCGCAAGAATTATTACCGGAAGTAGGTGGGGGTAGTGAAACCGAGGACTCGAGTAACACGGCCACGTCTTATCCCAACACCGTAGCCTCAGGGACTACAAGGGCAATGATATTTGGGAAGCACCGCTTTGGCGGACATTTATTTCAATTCAATATTGAGAGCGTTCGAGGAAATTCCGCTACCATCCGAGAGTTTACGGATGTAATATGGGATGATATTAGTGAGAATAAGCGTGATTCGTGGCTAACTCTTTATTACAACAGTGAATCAAATCAAGTTGGCCAAACATATTACACAGGGGCGCAAACGGTTTATAAGGATGGAATTCGTTCTCCTAATAATCCAAATAACCCTTAAGCCTTAAATAATTTAATTTATCGACGATATTAGGAACTTAAGTGGCTAATAACCAATTTAAGGGAACCGGTGGTGGTGGCGGAAGTAGCGCCTCTAACCAAGAAGATAATCTCTTTTCTACAGACGCTTTTGAATTTGTCCTAGGGATTTCCGAGGGGCCTATTGGTGGTATTGTCGGGGATACCCCTGAGGAAAAGTTACAAAATATATTTGTCGATGATGTACCGGTTTTTAATAGCATAAATGAGTCTAATTTCGATAACTCGAGTCTGATGATTCGTTTTGAAAATGGCACTCCACTTAGCGCTAAAGAGGATGCCGAGGAAGGTCAGACTCCTATTTGGTTTTGCTTAGGTGGGCAAAATATTACGCAGCAAGTTTCCAGCAATCTCGCCTATGCCAGCCCCGTAACAAGAACTACCGTCCCAACTACGAAAGGTTTTGATGAGATAGAGCTGCGTTTTATCGTTTCTCAACTCGTTAAATATACGGATGAAGGGTCGAAGAATAATACTTTATCTCTCGAGATAGCTTACAAAAATATTTTAGATAGTGAATGGACGATCAAAAACGTCTCTTTTACAGGTAAAACCACGATTAGCCCTTTTGTAAAAGTGCATAATATCGTGATGCCTCGCACAAAACCTGAGGACCAGTTTGAAATACGTGTTAAGCGATTATCTCAAGATTCAACAGATGAAGACATTGCCGAAGTTAACTGGGCCTCCTATGAATTACTCACGAAGACAGGGGACGCTTACACCGATAATGGTGTTGAGTATGACGACCCAGACCTTGAGTACCACCCAGGGCTTTCGATGCTGCATGTTGCGGGAGTTTTAGGCCAGCAACTTACATCCATCCCCACCGTAAATGCTAATTACTATGGGCTTGAGTGCGCTATCCCGAGCAATTACGATCCCATCACTAAAACCTATGACGAAACAGAGGTTTGGAATGGCCAATTTAAAGCAAAGAAACATTGGACAGATAACCCTTTTTGGATTGCTTATGAATTGGTGACTAATCTCGACTGGGGTATGGTTCGTTACAACCCTCGAGTGAAGATAAATCGCTATTCGGTTTATCGTATGGCTAAGTACGCTGACGGTTACGACCTTCACACAGATGAAAAGAATTTAACTAACCCGATAACGGGTGAGCAACAGGCCGCACGTTATACCTTCAATATTGTGTTAACCAGCCCAAAAAACGGATGGGATATCCTACGGTATGTGTTGGGAAGTGCTTTTGCTCGACCGATAGAAACAGACTTAGGGGAAATAAAATTTCTTGCGGATTTACCCGAAGCCCCTGTGGCCACAATCACCCCCGAAATGTGTGTGTCTTCCTCAGGGGGGAGTCCTTACAATTACAATTTCTCGGCGATATCTGAAAGACACAACGCGCTAACCTCAAGTTACATTGATGCGTCGATGGATTATCAAGAGCAGTATGTCTCAGAGATAAGAGACGAGGACTCAATCAATAAATACGGGCTTAACCCTTACGAATTTGAAGCCGTAGGCGCTACTGATATTTGGGAAGTTAAGCGTCGTATGACTTTTTATCTTTCCTCCGTCACCACAGAAACGCGAACGATATCTTTTAGTAGTACTTTACAAGGTATGGCGTTTGAGCCCATGGATATTATCAACATCGTTGATCCTGTTGCTGGATACGCATATTCCGGTCGAGCGGTGAAGCTGGAGACTAAAGCTATAACACTACGTGACCCTGTGTATTTTGATGAGGCTGGGGTTTACAACGTTACGGTTATGGGGACTAGCGAGGACTATAGTTACACCACGCAAATTTCTTCCTCAAACCTAGATCAACCTATTTACCGGTTAAAAATACAAGGCTTTTTACCCGATTTATCACAGTTCAATCGCTATCCTCCCGTGGTTATTTCCGCGTCGGAAGAAGGTCAGATAATTGGTCTTCCTAAACCTTATCGGATATTAAAATGCAGTGAAAATACGTCGATAAAAGGGGTATATGATTTTGTTTGCCAAGAGGTGAATCTTAATAAACACGTCGATGCGGATAACCTGATAATTTCGGAAGCGCCCCAACACTCATTTCTATTAAAGCCTCAAGTTCGTAAAGTAACGAATTTACGGATTGTTGATGAAGAACATTTACAGTTGCGTGGATTAGAGCAAATAAATTTATGGGTTGCTTGGGATATCGTTGCACCTTTACCGCCTGGGGGTTACTTCGAGATTAAGATTAAAGAGGAATCTACGAATGGTCGCGAGTATATTTCTAAAACCGTTAACCAATACTTTGAAATACAGAACGTAAAAATTGGGGACGTCCGTATTGAGGTTCGCAGTGTGCAGGGAGATACCCAGAGCGCATGGACAACCTTAGACTGGGTGACCACGATGGTACTGTCTGCAGATATGAAAGACCAAGGGGTATCCCCTGAAATCAGTATTAAATACGAGAACTACACCCTTACGATAGAAAGCAAGGTTATGTATCAGTTTGGGGAACTGGATATTCAACAGATAGACCTCTTAGAAACCAGTAGCGTTCAAGGTATACAGTTCAACATCCACAATGATTTAGACCCTGAGAATAGGCCTTTATTATTTACCAAAATAGGTAAATCTACGCTTCAAGTTACCAAAAGTGATTTTGAAATTGCGGTCTCCGGCGGGGAACTTCCTAGTAATTTATATATAACGGCTAGGGTTATTGACCTTGCAGGGGGAACTTACCCTAATTTATTAGAAAGTCCTCTATCATTTCTGGTTAGTACCCCTGTGGCGGCGATTACGAATCTTAGCTACGAGTATGTTGATTCAGATGAAACACCGCACTTATTGACGTGGGACGATAACAATTACGCCTATCAAGTAATAATCTATAAGCCTGATGGGCGCACGATACAGGATTCTTACCAGACTTATTCAGCTAGCCAAGCCTTCGGGTTTCTTAAGGCTGAGACTGGCTATGTGGCGTCCGTGGCGGGGGTATCTTCAACATTGAAGTATGGGACACCTACAAAAATAACTTTTAATGTTAGTGCGCCCCCAACCCCAGAGGACGACCCGACGATCCTTAATCAAGAAGGGGTAATAACTCTTACCCCACCTAAGGTCTCGGTAAACACGTCTTACTATGAATTCAAATATCATTCTGAGAATGTCATTAGTGATGCGGCGGATTACTCGAATGGTGACTCAATAACCTTATATGCCCAACGCGCCGGACAATCATTCCATATCTGGTATAGGTTATCCTCTCGGGAGGGATTCGGAATTTGGCGCCATCATAATGTAATAGCGGAAAAAGCCTTCACGCCGGATGTTGACGAGATATTTGATGGTATTGTTAATAAAGAAGATACCCCTTGGGGAGCTTCGCTAAGCCAGAGATTATCGACTATTGCTGCGGACCTTGAGGTATGGAGTGAACAACAGGGCGAACTTGGACAAAATTATTCTACGTTGCAATACAACGTTTCGGGCCTAGTTTCAGAAAACCAATTACGTGCGCTCGATATACTAGCGATTAAGGAAAAAGTTGGGGATACGAGTGTTCAAGCTCAGATAACGGAATTTAAAAATGTCCAGATAGGCTACGAAGATGCGCAAGGAAATTGGGTTGAAGGTGCGGCCTTTGCCCAAGCTTTTAGTGAAGCAAAAATTCTTAATAGTTCAGGTGATTACGTAACCGCGTTCTCATACTTCCATGCGATTGAAGATGCTTTAGGAGAGTTATCGGGACGCATTGAATTTGCGATAGATGCTAATGGGCATGTGACCGGTATATTTATTGACGGTAGTGAGTCAGCATCAAGAATAACATTTCAATCTCAAAATACTTCTTGGGTCGATCTGCAAGGCAATATCGTCTTAGGTGTTAATTCCTCTACCAACGAGCTTGAATTCCATGGGAGCGGGACCTTTTCAGGGGCCTTAAAATCCCCAACATATGAAATGATTGGTGATGAATATATGAAAGTGGAGAGAGCAGCCCCTTTCGGGCCGGATAACCTACGATTATGGAAGGGGCCTGTTATTTTAGGACCAAATAATGAACCCGACTACGCCAATCTCACTAAATCTAATGGTGTTGCTTGGGAAGATGAGGATGGCTTTGAATTCAAAGGTGGTGGTCTTACTTTATCTGGAGTGCTGGAAACCAGCGCCCTTCGGGTAGGTTCAGGGTTAATGATTTCAGACGCCAATAAGACCGCCCCAATCATTGTTATGAGTATGGCTAATTCACGCTCGAACGCACAAGTATTTAGGTCGCTAACAAGTAATAAATTTGTGGGTCCTACATATGAGCGTGAAGAAGGGCAGATATACGACAACTGGCGGTTAGTTAACTATAAAAGTGATTTGTGGTTAAAGGTGTTGTGCGTTAAACATGCTGGAAATAACAAGCCGATGACCGTTGAAGTAAAAACTTTTTACACAATGGTAGATACAGCACATCCGGCCCACAATACGTGGGAAACCATAAGTAGCATTTCGGTTGACTATTCATACGATTACGGGACGTTATACATGCCATATGTTTACACAACGCGAGAGGAGCCGTGGGAAACCCTCAGTGTTCAAGTAACGGCGAACAGTACGGATAGCGCAGGGAAACCCTTGTCTTTGTCGCTAGAAATTCAAGCGTTTAATAACGTTTCAAGCCCTAGAACAGAACACACAATTACAGGGGACACATACGAACCCGAAGACACCCAGCCAACAGTGCCAGGGATACCGTGGTGGAAAACTGGCCATCCAGGGCCGTAGGGAGGGGTAATCAATGAGTGCATATGAATTTTTCTTAACAGACGTAACCTTTACCGAGGGTGACGCAGTAGCACAAATAAATAACGCCGAGAGTGCTTTTGGTGCTATTGAAGGTAGTCAGGTATTTGTTGCCGGTGTAGATATACCGGAAACGTTGGTTACAGTGAATAACACTGCTAGGACGATTACGCTTAGCCGACCATGGCCGCGTGACAATGCGCAAAATGTAGAAGTAAAGATAAGCCCCGTTGCCAGTGCCGCGGCGCAAATGAGTGCCTTAACCGCGAATCGAGAACTATTTAACTCCTTTAACGAAAGCGCTGTAGATTTAGTTGAAACCTATGAAAATGCGGTAGCAACAATAACAGCGCAACCCAGTGTTCGGGCATTTGAAGGGTACGTTGACACTGGGGATTTTTCTGCGGGTACTTATGCAACAAAGGATATTGTTAAAAGCGCAAATGGTAAAACGTATATCTGTATAGACGGTTACACTGCTGACTCAAATAGCCCACAACCTGAAAACGACACGGTGCATTGGTTTACGTGGCAAGGGGTTACGTTTGACCGCTTAAATTACGTAGACTTCGGGCTGTTTGGACACAAGGATGTAGGGGGGATAGTAAGTTATTTCTTTGGTACTCTACCTTCGGAAAAAATAGATAACCAAGCAGCATTTGAAAAGTGTAGAGATTTCGCTATTGCGATTGGCTGTAAGACAATCTATATCCCCGAAGGTTGTTGGTATTTCAATATTGATAATAATCCTATTGAAATATTTACTACGCTCAACATTGTTGGAGCGGGGCGCGAGTTAACGCAGCTATTTGCGAATTTCTCTAATCACCCGTGGCCGATTGACCAGCGAACCGCGTTATTTCATTTCTCAGGGTGTAGGGGTAGCATTAAAGAATTCCACATACGTTCTAACTCATATTTTGGAGTCGGGCTATTGTTTACCGGTACAGTAGGCGATAACCAAAAAATGTGGCTGCATCGTGTCGCTGTGTATTCGTGCCGCTGGGGGGTTAACGTGCCAGAGGGTGAGTGCATTAACCAAATGTCGATAGAGGAATGTCGATTCGATGGTAACTATTTTTCTGGTTGGCGGTTGGTGTCGTTTGGTAACGGGCAGGCATACGCGCACCATGCACCCATTCATTTCCGCAACGTTATATTAAACGGTAATGGCCCAACAGCATTCGCAAGATCTGCGGTTTATACTAATGACGCAGGTGAACAAATACCCGTTGCTACCGCTGAAAATCAGACTGGCACCCAGATGCTATTCAAAGGCTTCGCTAACGTTCAATTTATTGGCGGTCAGTTATCGGGGCATGGAAATCCGTATAACACGAGCCTATGTAATTTGGTGCAGGGGAGTACATTCGAGTTTATCGGTACAGACATTGAGGATATGGCCGAAGGTTATGCGTGTACCACCGATGGTACAGTAATAGACTCAACAAACTACGAAACAATAGAGAAAGACTACCGTGAGGAC